TAAGGAGGATATGAAAAATGAAAAAACGTATAAAAGAAACATTTTACAAATACAGAAAATGGCTTGCAGTACCTGTTTATACGCTTGCGGTACTGATAATATACTTGGTGCGAAATACACTTATATATTCTTATTTAAATGATAGCTTGAATGGTGATGTATATAGTATATTATTTTCATTTTTTGCTATTGCGGGATTTGTCGGTGTTGTATATTTATGTACATCACCGTTTAGGAAAAAGGAGTTCAAGCGGGTGTGTGAGGCTGTTTCACTCAAAAACAATAAGGGGGAATATGCACGACTTATTTCTGTGTGTAATGACCCATATAAAGCACATGGGAAAATATACAAAGTGCAAAATCGTCATATCAATATGGAAGAATTTGAGAAAAAGCTGAGTTTACAATCTGCAAACAATTTTTATATATATGATATGAAATATAGCCAAAATGCGAAATTAACACTTATATATATAATACCAAGAAAGTTCTATAAACCAACAGTGATTTCAGACAGTGATTCTTTGATAGGACAATTAGATGTTAGGAAAATTATTAATTGTTTGGTGGTTGGCTCAACAGGTTCGGGAAAGACGGTAGCTATAAAAATTATAATATCAAAGATTGTAAAGTGTCACCCCAATGCTAAAATATGGATTTTAGACTATAAAGCAAATGACTTCAAGGCATTTTCAAATTGTCCGCATTACTATTCATATATGGATTGCGTGCAAGGAGTAAATGACTATTATGCAGCGTTTAAGGAGCAACAAAGTAAGGGTTATGCAGAAGAATATAATTATTTAATAGTTGATGAATGGGCGAGCTTTATCATGTCACTTGACCGTAAAACAAGTGATTCACTAAAAGCACATTTGAGTGAAATACTTATGCTCGGTAGGAGTTACCTTTTTATACCTATAATTGGTCAACAGACAGCGATGGCAGAGCTGTACCCTGCTGGTGCACGTTCAAATTTTAAAATGATATTAAGTATGGGGAACATTTCAAAAGAGCAAAAATCAATGCTGTTTAGTGAATATAGGGATCAGATAGCTGAAAATAATACAACAGGTGAGGGCTATTTGCTTATTGACGGACGGTCGCGGCTTGAAAGGGTTAGATTTGAGGTCAAAGATTTTTATAAACTTGACGAGAATATTATAAGAGCATTACAGCAGTAACGGTAACAGTGCAGGCAGTGGAGCGTAAGCAAAAACTGCCTTGCACTGAAGCTTCGCTTTGCGAAGCTTCTATTTACTTGATTATTATCTAACAAAAGGCGAAAGGAATAATATGAAAATAAAAAAGATTGATAACACTTTGTTTCCTGTTGATGATTTAAATAGGATTGTTCAAGTTAAGAAAACAGGGAATATCACTGAAATTAAGACATATCTACGAGAGTGCAGGCAGACAATTCAGAAAGTGAATGCAAATGAATATATAGTAATTGATACAGGCGAGTTGAAGACGTGTAAGCATACAGAAAAACGCATTGAAAATCCCATATCACTAAAGCAATCAATGAAAAAATTAAGAGATATTATCAATACTAATTGTACTAATTTGAGAAAATGCAAGTTTTTAACTTTAACATATCGAGAAAATATGCAAGATGTTCAAAAGCTATATAGAGATGTAAAGAATTTCCATAAACGATTAAGATATTTTTTGAAAAATATAAAATTTGAATACATATCTGTTATAGAGCCACAGGGTAGAGGGAGTTTTCATATTCACGAAATATTAATTTTTGCCAAATCTGCAGTGTTTGTTCCAAATGACAAGATTGAGCAACTTTGGGGAAATGGTTTTACAAAAACTACAAAGATTAATATTGTAAATAATATAGGCACATATTTAACAGCTTATTTATGTGATATTCCAATAGAACAGGCTGATTTGAAAGACATAAAATCATTATCGGATATAAAAGAAGTGAATACTGAAGATGTAAACGGAAAAACAATTAGTAAACATATAATAAAGGGTGGTAGGTTGAAATACTATCCTAAAGGTATGCGTTTTTATAGATGTAGTCGTGGAATTAAGCAACCTCAAATTATTAAGTGTCCGTATTCTGTGGCAAAAGATATGGTAAAGGATTCTGTTCTGATTTATGAAAAGACTATAAAAATTTCTGATGATATTAATGAGCGAACTCTCAATATTATCAATTACAAACAATTTTGTAATAAGACTAAAAAGGAGTGATGTCTGCTATGCTTGAAAATTACAGAGATAAAGATGTAATTACTATAAAAGAAGCTCAAATAATAATAAGAACCGGAAGAAATTCAATATATAAACTAATCAAAGACGGAAAATTAAAACATATTCGTGTCGGAAAGAAAATTCTTATTCCCAAGCAATATTTAATAGAGTTTCTACAATCAAATACTTGAAAACAGGTGTCCGCTATGGTAGAATTAAACTGTAGCGGACTACCTAATGTGTAGAAAAGGAGTGTGTAAGAGTGAAAGGTAGTTTAGTTAAGAAGTCAGGCAAATATTACGCTGTCTTTCGTGTGAACGGTAAACAAAAATGGGTGAATTTGCAGATAGAAACAAAAGGCAATAACAAACGCAGAGCAGAGAAAGCATTACAAGAGATACTATTAAAATATTCAAGTGATGATTATATCGACAATAATATGATGTTTATTGATTTCCTTGATATGTGGATAGAACAGGTTAAACCACTCATAAAACCATCGACATGGGAGGGGTATGGCAAGGTGGTTAATGGCAAAATAAAACCTTATTTTGAGGGGAAAAACTATAAGTTGAAAGACTTGAAAGGCAGATGTTTCACAGAATATTTTGTTTATCTTAAAGAGTGCGGAAAATCAAATGGTAAAGGCGGTTTGGGTAAAAAGGCAATATTAAATATTCGTGGTGTGCTTTCATCAGCATTTAATTATGCATTAGAAAATGATTTGATAAATTATAATTTCATAGAACGTAGCAGAATGCCGATATTTGAAACAAAAGAATTTACGCCGACGATATATAATGCTGAACAAATTAAAACGCTTTTATCATATGCAGAAAAAACGGAAAGCAAGGCTTGTTTGTTCTTGTTCTTAGAAATGTTTACAGGTTGCCGAAAGGGTGAATTATTAGCTTTGACTTGGGATAATGTTGATTTAGACAATGGCACTATACATATTTGCCAAAACAGAACAGGATCAAAAAAAGAGATATTAGAGCATTTGACAACACCAAAAACTAAAAACGGTATAAGAACAATGTCATTACCGCCTAAAGTAATTGATATGCTAAAAGTTGAAAAGTCACAACAGGAAGAAAATAAACAGCTTTTAGGTGATTGCTATAAGATATATGACTATGATTATGTTATAAGGCAAGCTGATGGACGTATTTACAATCCGAACAGTATAAACCGCATAATTCGTAAAATGACAGATAAAATAGGTTTACCGCCTTGTAGGGTACACGATTACAGGCATGCAGTAGCGAGTTTGTTATTTGAAAGTGGAACACCGCTTGCAGATGTAACAATTCAGTTAGGACACGGACAGACAAGTACCACAGAACGAATTTATATACATCGTTCAAATGTTGCAAAGGCTGAAAATGTACAGACATTGTCAAATGCAATAGGGATTTAATTATGAAATGTTAGAAAAACGTAGTCAAAAGTGTTAGAAAAAAATAAAAAATAGCCTAAAACCATAGGTTTTAAGCCATTCATGTTTGGCGGAGAAGGAGGGATTTGAACCCCATAACTTTCCCACAATACACGCATTTATAAGTATTGTGACTAATGCTTGACTAAAAATTATAGCTGTTTAATTTTTTTACGGTTTCTTCAAAATGGTTTGCGCGAATATGTGTATAGATATTTGTTGTGACGGATATATCACTATGACCTAATAAATGTTGAGCGTCTTTAACGTCTATTCCTGCCTCGAACAATATTGTAGCGTATGTATGGCGCAGTTGATGTGCCGTTATGTTAAGTCCTGTTGCTTCTTTATACTTTCTCCAATGCCTTTCAAAAGTAGAACGCCCCATAGGGCTTACGCCGTTATCCATAGAAAACACATAATTGTTTGGTTTACCTTTTTTTAAATTTTCCGCAAGTACATCAAGTAATACAACTTTTCTTACACCGTTTTCGGTTTTTGTTCCTTTTATATGAGGCTTATTATTTTCGTAGTATATTGATTTATATACACTGATTTCTTTACTTTTAAAGTCAATATCCTTGTACTGCAATGCAAGCGCTTCACCGCGTCTTAATCCGGTATACAGTAAAAAGAAAGGGAATAGTCCGTACTCGGTATTCACACTGTTTTTTACTATCTTAACTTCTTCTTCGGTTAATGCTTGACGTTTGACGGAGGCTTTTCCTTTTGGCGGTGTTATGTATCTTGTAGGGTCAGCTGTAATATAGTCCTTAATGCAGGCGTATTTACATACTAATCTTAACACAGACAAAGTATCTTTTATCGACTTCGAGGAATAATTACGACTGACAAAGTAGTTTAGATATTGTTCAACGTCAATCGGCTGAATATCTTTGATATAAACGCCTTCAAATTCTTCGATTGCATAATTCAACAAAACCTTGTAGCGTCTTGCGGTGTTATATTCAATCTTTGGGAAATGTTCTTCTTCCCATTCTTCTGCTACATCGCCAAATAGCTTGCCTTTTTCCTCTTGCTTTGTGTAAGAAAGTATTTGACGATTTATATCACGTTCAGCTTGCTGTTCTGTTGTCTTGCTACTATAAAAGTATAACCGTTTACCATTTATTGTGACGACTTTTAAGTATCTTCCGTCTTTTCTCTTTTTCATTTTAATACACTCCTTTTAAAATTAGGTATTGCAAAAACAGAGTGTATATGATACAATAATTTTGCGAATATGTGTATCATATGCAATACACTCTATATCTTATTCTCCGACTGTTGGTAGCGGTCGGAGAATTTTTTTATGTTTATGATAGTTTGTTAATTTTCTCCGTACATTTCGCTCATTGCTTTTCCGAATTTGGCACGAAGTCTTGAAATTTTATCATCATCATATAGATATACCAATTCACGAAAATCTTTATCATTTATCCAAATGTTAACATTATCATAAACAACACTGTAAATATCGCATTTTTCTCCAAGTGAAAGTGTTTTGTTTACAGTTGTTGCTATTTTTTTTCGATTGTTTATAACACTGTTTATAATGTCAGTAGGGGAAACATTTGTATCGACAGAAAAAATGAGGGCTTCAATTTGCATTGTTACATTTATTAAATCTCTATTTTTCATATTTTCATACTTTTTATATAATCCGCGCGAACCTTCTGCTATTACAGTGCCAGCGAAAACTGCTTCCATAATATCATCTTCGGATAATTTTCCTGAAAAAGTGTATGCCATTGTGTCACATAGAGCCGTTGCAAACAATTTTTGGCTTTCAGGCAGTTGCTTACCAAATTCAGAATTGTTAATAACATAGTATATTGTAGCTATATTTTTTGCTATAAACTTAAAATTACCACCGCTTGTAGCCATATATTTTAATGCTCTAAAAAAGTTAGATATTATCATAAGAACTCCTCCATAATTTATTTTTTCTTTTTCGGCGCAAAATGACCGACAAGTAATTTGCCGTCAGGTTCTTCCGACATCACTTGATAAAAACGTTTATCGGGTAATTGTTCAAAATCTTCTTTTGATATACACCTAATATTATCAAATACAGGTATTCTTACACATTTAACTTCTTCGTGCATATTTAATTCCTCCCAAATTTAATATTATTATTTTGAATGAGTTGAACAGTAGAAACCATTTGAACTACGTCGTCTGTTACAATTAGTGATAATGCATTTATGGTCAATACAATATTGAGATAAATCATTTGCTCTCTGATTATGACAACCAGCTTGCGAACATTCGTGTAGAGAACAATAGTAACTACCTCTGTTGGCTCTGTAATTACAGTCGGGAACTTCGCAAAGCCTCGTGTTATTAAAATCATTATTTTGTTGGCTATTTTCGTAATTTTCTCTATCTTTTGCTACATCAATTAAATTTTGAAGTCTATCTTCAACATCTGTTTTATCGCCTTGTTTTAATGTACGGACTTCCTCTGCTAAATCCTCGGCTCTTTTTGCAGTTGCTTCACTCTTTGCAGATATTTTTGTAACTTGTGAATTCAAGTGTAAAGATAAAGTTGCACACCCGCCAATAAGCAAAACAGAAACAATAACAGTAGGTAATAGATAATGTAATAGAACTTTCTTTTTTATCTTTTTAATATGTTCGACTTGCATTTGCTCAATGTTGTCTTCACTATCAAAGCACATTCTATTAACATCTATACGAGGATAATTTTTATATTTGATTTTCGGCTTATTATCTTCTTCAAAAGTTATTTTCAATTTTTTCATATAATTACCCCTCACAATAATCTCTAATCCTTTGCTCAACAAATTTTTCTTTACAACCTGTCATATTTGATATTTGTTGTACTGTATATCCGTTGCTTATATATTCGCACACATCATCATCAGAAATAGCGAGGAAAGTCGCAAACAAGTCAGCCTCATTCTCATATTTATCAGGAACTTGAAAAGTTGAACGCTCCATAAATATACGATTAGTTTTTCTATGTAGCACTGCGTGACCTATTTCGTGACGCAATACTTGAAGTTGCATAAACTCATCAAGTGAACTGTTGATGTATATAACCATTCCACGCTTGTAGTATTGGTAAAAACCGTGTACTGTTTCGCCCAAATCTGTATAAATGATTTTTATGTTCATTCCTTGTGCTATATCTATCGGATTACGGGAATGATATTTAGATACAATTTTATTTACAATCCTATTCATAGGCAATACCTCAATTATTTTTACGATATTTCTTTGGTGTAAACTTGGCTTTGTTTTCTTTCTTTATCATTTCCATACCCATTTGCATAGCCATTATTATCTTTTGTACATCTTCTTCTGTTGCAGGTACACCGTCGAACATCAAGCCGTCCTGAGATAGTAGTTGTTCTTTTGTTTCATCTAATATTTTTTGTATTTCTTTTTGGTCTTTATTGTTTAATTCGGGGAGCTGTTCTTGACGTCCTAATAAGTAATCTATTGAAACATTATACAAATCTGCAATAAGATAAAGTTTGTCGTTAAAGTAATCTCCTGTACCTTCATACCACTGTCTAAAGGTGGTGTAAGATGTACCAGTTTTTTCTTCAATAGTTTGAATAGTAGGGACACTATTAGTTTCGTGTAATTCTCTTGTTCTTGAACGAGCAATTTGCAATTCTTCAGGTTCTGCTTGTTCTTCTAAAAGATAATTTATAGATACGTCAAAATATTTTGCGATTTTTACTAAAGTATTATAATCAGGCTGACGTTTGCCTGTTTCCCACATTCCGATAGTTCCGGTAGCAATATTAAAATCTTTTGCAAATTTCGTTTGTGTCAATCCTTTTTGCTTTCTTAATGTTTTTAATTTTTCTGCAAACATCATAGTCACCTCCGTTAAATTTATAATATCACTATTAGTGAGATTATGCAATAAAAAAATATAAAAACAAAATAATTCTCACAAAATGTTAAGAAAAGTATTGACAATTCTCACACTGTGTTATATAATACTCACATAACGTGAGAATAAGGGGTGAGAACGTGAGAGAATATTTAAAAAAATTAAGGCTTAAAAAGAAAATGACAAAGCAAGCCGTCGCAGACTTCTTAGGTATAAGTCAAAATTATTATACTTATATAGAAAACGGTGAACGTCAAAAAAGCCTTGACTTAGCTTATGCGTCAAAATTGGCAGAGCTATTTAATGTAAGTGTAGATTGGATAGCAAAACAAGAACAGAAAGTAAAAACTAAATAGGGAGGTAGAAAACTAAGATGAAAAATTTTTGGAAAGAGTATCGCATAACCATTTTAGTATCGATGGCAACTTCGGTATTAAGTACATTGTTATACTTGTTGTTAAGAATGACACAATGACAGGTATTAAAGCATTTTTTAACCAAAATTCTCTTTTCTCGTTTTTCTTTTGGGTGTTGTAATTCTGTAATTCAGCTTCTCCTTTAGAGTTAAGTGAATATACTCGTGAATCACCTTGATTCATACGTGATATATAAGCCTCAACTGAACGTCGAGTGCCGTTTTGCCTTTGAACTGTTTCTCTTGTAGAAAGATTTTCAAGACGGAATTTAATACCTTCGACTTTGTTGTCTAATGCCGATATTATAGACTTCTCCGTTGCAGAAGGGTTTAATTTTAGATATTCGAGAATTAAATAATCATTTTCGGCAAGTTTCAATGTGGTGTTTTTCATTATAATCAGCTCCTTTAAAATGATTATAACATAAAATCAAAATATCGTAAAGGGAGGAATGAGAAAAATGGTTGATAAAGAAACATTAGGTCAATACACAAAAATAGTAGAAAACCCTGTAACTATTGCAGTTATACAATCTAATTCTGTAGATACCGTCAAAGGTTACAGAGTAAGATTAACACCTAAATATAATTAGTAAAGGAGCAGAAAAATGATAGTAATGATAGCGATTGCTTGCGGCACTCTTGCTGCTATAGCGTTTCCAGTGTCGGTTGTAATGTTGGTAAAGAGTTTCTTTCAGGAGCGGAGGTGAACGAAATGGCACTTGAAAAACCGTCATATAGGGACAACCTTGAAAGAATTAAAGAGGTTTATCCCGATAAAGAAATGCTGAACGTCAAAAATGTCGCAACATTCTGTGGATTGAATAGAAAAACAGTATTAGAGCTATTTGGCTTTAATAAAGGATATATCTCTGTCGCTAAGTTAGCAAGAGAGATGTCATAAATTAAATACCTTGCAGGCAGACACGGGCTATCCGCATATTATCCGTAAAGTAGACTTTTCCCAATGAGTTTAAATTTTAATGAAATCTGTTTTGCGGACGGCTCTTGTGTGCCTGTGAGGAAGTAAAGAGAGGTAAAACATATGTACATTATAGGTGTAGCTTTGTTTAGTTTCGGTATCGGACTATTCGGTGGTTGGAAGTTAATGAGAGAGGATGATAAGAAATGAATTTGATAATGAGGATATGGAACAGTCTAAATGAGAAAGGTCGTAGAGCGTGGGTTGATACCGGTAAAGCAATGGCAGATATGAAAGGCGGTATATATGCCGCAGAGGAACAACCACAAACACGCAGTCACAAGTTTGACGAAAAGACCAACAGACAGATAGACCAAGTGATTGCGTTGGTGAATGGCAAATGAAAAATACAGAATATATCATTGCGGTAACAATGTTTTCAATGTTGCTGATAGCATTTGAAATAATCGTGATGATGAATATAGGAGGATAACAAATGACAGCAGGTCAGATAAGTAAGCTACATAATTTATGCTTACAGATTAATTTGTTGGCGGCAAAACGTGACGACGCACCTGTCGTGATATATACAATGGTAGGTGACAATAAGTTTGCACCGGTTATATGTATAAGCGTGTATGAGGGTAAGCCGTTTAAAGAAATTATGTCGTTGTGTATTCCGACTGACAAAACAGTCGATAAGAAATACAGATTACAATTAAAAATGTTGGATGACATCAAGAAAAAGTTGGAGGTGAAAGAGAATGAATGACGAAGTAGAGAACTACAATAATGAAGAATTTATCACGATATTAACTGCACTTGGCAGTAACACAAAAATATTGATTAATGGTAGTGCTGATTTTGAAATACGCCATTCGTGGAATAATGGTGAGCCGTATATCAATATTGTTGCAAAAGAAAAAGACCGTTAGAGCTGGCACTCGTAAACGGTCAAAGCTTAAATACAGATTTAATTATCTGTGTTTGTATTTTAACACATAGAAAGGAAAATGTCAAATGTTTGGATATGTAGATATTGACAAAGAAATAACCGGCAACTACGGCGAGGACAGTTGTGGCGAAGAAGTAGTTGCCTGTACTTGTGACGAGTGCAATGAGCCTATATTTGTAGGCGACAAATACTACGAAATCGCAGATATAGTTGTCTGCGAAAACTGTATAGAGGAATTCGCGAGGACAGGAGAGGTAGATATATGAGTGAAGATATTAAGATATTAGAAAATGCAGAGGGTGAGTTTGGACTTATTACAGTGAACCAACTACCGGTTATATCGGAGCAGTTGGACAAACTGCAAGAGATTATTCAGGAACGTACACAAAGTGCCTTGCAATATGAGTGTACGGAGGATAATTACAAGCAAATAAAGTCAATGAGAAGTGCATTAACAAAAGAACGCACGGAACTTGAAAAACGTTATAAAGAGGCTATGGAAACAGCAATAGCACCGATACAAGCGGTACAGAACAAGTTCAAAAGTTGTATGAGCGTTTACAAAGATACAGACGCACAGTTGAAAACAAAAATAAACAGTGTGGAAAATGGTATAAAGGACATCAAGAAACAAGAGGTTGTTGAATATTTTAACGAGTATGTAGCCTCAAAAAATATTGATTTTCTTACATTTGACAAGCTCGGTATTAACATAACAATGTCGGCAAGTATGAAATCATTAAAAAACGCTGTAAAAGATGCCATTGACAGAGTATCTTGTGATTTAAAAATGATTGAAACGCAAGAGGACAAAGAAGCTATACTTGTCGAGTACAAAAAAAGCCTCAACGTATCGGAAGCAGTTCAAGTCGTCAAGGCTCGTATGCAGGCTATACAAGAGGAAAAAGAAAGAGAGATTGAAAGGAAAAGAGCAGAGATACAAAAAGAAGTTGCCTCGCAAAAGGTTGATGAGCAAATAGAAAAGCCTCTCACACCACCGGAAGTAATCAAGCCGGTAGAAACAGAGATTAAGCCACAAGAAGAAAAAATATTTGCGGTACAGTTTAAGGCATACGGCACGCGACAACAGTTAAAGCAATTAAAAGAATTTATGAAGAAAGAAGGTATTCGTTATGAATAATCAAATTGCAAGACAAAAACCGTCATTCAGTACGGCGATTACAACGGATAAATTCCAGAGAGCTATAAATAACACATTGCAAGACCCGAACCGAGCAAGACGCTTTACATCATCTATCATTTCGGCGGTGTCTGCCAATCCTGCACTACAAGAGTGTGAGGCAGGAACGATAGTGTCGGCGGCGTTGCTCGGTGAAAGTCTTAACTTATCTCCGTCACCGCAGCTTGGACAATATTACCTTGTGCCATTTAATGATAACAAAAATCATTGTAAAAAGGCACAATTTCAGCTTGGATATAAGGGATATATTCAGCTTGCGATACGCAGTGGATATTATAAAAAGCTAAATGTACTTGCTATCAAAAAAGGCGAACTCGTTAAGTTTGACCCTTTGGAAGAAGAAATAGAAGTACAGTTAATTGACGACGAAGAACAAAGAGAGCAAGCCGAAACAATCGGCTATTATGCAATGTTCGAGTATCAGAACGGTTTTAAAAAAGCAATTTATTGGTCTAAGTCAAAAATGGAGCAACACGCATTGAAGTATTCACAAGGTTGCAAAGCAAGAAAAGGTTATACATTTTGGGAAAAAGATTTTGACGGTATGGCATATAAAACTATGTTACGTCAGCTAATCTCCAAATGGGGCATTATGTCCATTGAAATGCAAGACGTTTATTCAAAGGATATGGCAGTAATCAACGAGGACGGCGAAACAGAATACATAGATACAATCGATACGACGTATACGGAAGTTGAACAGCAAGAACCTGATGATTTTGGGGAACAACAGCCAAATGTTCCTACAGAAGAAGCAGACGAGCCTATGTCACTTGATGATTTTGATTGATATGGAATACAACATCATCAGTACAGGTAGTAAGGGGAACGCCGTAGTTATTAATGATGTTATACTCATAGATTGCGGCGTTTCGTTTAGAGCGTTAAAGGACGTATACAAGAATATAAAAATTGTGTTATTAACACATATCCATTCGGACCATTTTAGCAGGCGAACAATTAAAGCGTTGGCGAATAACCGCCCAACATTACGGTTTGCGGTGGGAGTTCACCTGTTAAATGATTTGGTTGAATGTGGTGTCGATAAAAGCAATATAGACGTTGTAGAGGCGGGCAAGACATACAATTATGGATTGTTTCAAATATCACCTATAAAGCTGTATCACGATGTACCAAACTTCGGATACAGAATATTTATGAACAACGAGAGACTGATATATGCAACCGACACCAACAGTATGAAAGGCATAAAGGCTGAAAATTACGACCTTTATATGATAGAAGCAAATTACATAGATGAAGAAATACAAGAGCGAATACGAGAGAAAGAACGACAAGGACAGTATGCTTACGAGCGTGGTGTTTTACATACACATCTAAGCAAACAAAAATGTGATAATTTCATTTACGAAAACATCGGGCGTAATGGTTCATATGTATATCTACATCAACACGAGGATAGAAATGATGGAAATACAGGGTGTAATCAAGGACTATGACGGCGAATTTCTTACGATAGTCGCACCGTTTGACAATACAAGTGTATTGGAACAGAAGTGTATAACAGATTGTGAAATTCGTTTGAACGACGGACGGAGTATATCGAACAAACAAAGACGTAAGATATTCGCACTGGTGAACGATATAGGTACATACATAAGCGGAATATCAAATAAGCGTGAGTATCAAGAAGAATTGAGGTTGATGAAACTGCTGTACATAATAGACAAGAGCGATAACGAAGCACTTCGCAGGCAACTTACGTTGAATTATTGTGAGCGTTTGGATATTGATATATTCAGTCTGTCGGACGTAGATATGACAACCGCTAAAGATTTTATATCGTGGCTCATTGAACTATGCATAAATCACGATATACCGACAAATGACAGTCTATTAAATATAACAGAGGATATAGATAGGTATTTGTATCTATGTTGTGCAAAAAGACGCTGTGCGGTGTGTGGGAAGAGAGCCGACATACATCACGTCGATACTGTCGGTAGCGGTATAAATCGCAAAACCACACACCACTTAGGTAAGGAAGTTCAGCCGCTATGTAGGTTACACCACACAGAGGCACACAAAATAGGTAAAACAGATTTCAACAACAAGTACCATTTAACATCAGTAAAACTTGATGAATACTTGTGTAAGGTACTTGGATTGAAGAAATAAAGAGGAGGAAATGCAATGATAAAAATAAGAGTAGAAAATGCATACACGAACGAAGTATTTGAAACCGAATGTGACGGTGCATTGATTTCAACGCACCAACGCAAAGGAAATAATTGTGTAACACATTCGATTGTCATTGGAAGATTTAATATTAAATCATTAAAACTCATAAGAAAAGATATAAAGGAAATTTTAAAGAAAGTATTTAAGGGGGGAGGAAGAATTGAATAAAGTTATATTAATGGGACACCTTACAAAAGACATTGAAATGCGTCAAACTCCGAACGGTGTTTCGCTTGCGAGATTTTCAATAGCAGTAACACGACGATTCAAAAATTCAAACGGTGAATATGACGCAGATTTCATCAACTGCATTGCGTGGCGTAAGACAGGCGAATTTATCGCACGATATTTCCAAAAGGGCAGTATGATTGCGGTAGTCGGAAGTATTCAATCGAGAAGTTGGGACGGTAATGACGGTAAAAAGCAGTATGCGACAGAAGTTATTGTAGATGAGGCATACTTTACCGGTTCAAAATCTGAAAACAGTACAGGCAGTAATACCGATTTGTCTGATAGCGGTTTAGATGATTTAAACAGTCAATACGGTGAGGATTTTGCAACAATCGGTGATAAAGAAGATTTGCCGTTTTAAGAGGTGTAGTGTATGAACAACGGAATTAACTACTTTCCGCTGAACGTACATTTAGATGATAAATTTGAATTAATCGAGGCTGAATTTGGACTGAAAGGGTTTGCGATAGTCGTTAAGTTGTTCCAAAAGATATACGGACAGCAAGGTTACTATTGTGAATGGACAGAAGACGTTGCATTATTGTTCGGAAAGAATGTAGGTTTGGGTGGTGATGCCGTGTCCGAAATAGTGAGAGCCGCGATTAAAAGAGGTATATTTGACAGTGAACTTTATGACAAGTATCAAATCTTGACTTCGAGAGGCATACAAGAAAGATACTTCGAGGCAGTCAGTCGCCGTAAAGAAGTTGAAGTCAGAAAAGAGTACCTCTTAATTAAAGTCGACCAAATTTATAAGAATGTACGCATTTTAAATGAAAATGTAAACATTTCAAGCAAAAATGTAAACATTTCCGAACAAAAGAAAGTAGAAGAGAGTAAAGTAAAAGAAAAGAAAGTAGAAGAAAGGGAACTGCCACGTCTGCCTGTAAGAATTGTTAAGCTATATGAGAACAATATAGCACCTTTGACACCGATTACACTGCAAGGCTTAGATGATTGGCTGAATGATATGTCGGAGGACGTTGTTATATACGCAATCGAAGAAGCTGTAAAGAACAACAAATGTAATTACAAGTATATAGAAGCTATATTGCGTAATCACTTTAACGCAGGACATACCACGCTTGCGGAAGTAAAAAGTGCAAAGCGAGCATATAAAGGCAATGAAAATGAGCTTAGCATTAACAGAGACGATAGCCTTGATTATGACGAACTTGAAAAAATAATGAGGGAGAAAACATAATGATTGTATTTTCTATAGACCCCGGCAATATGCAAAGCGGTTGGTGCATTGTTGACGGAGAAACAATGAAACCACAAGACTTTGGAAAGACCGATAATGATGAGTTGTTAGACAGTTTTGAACGTCTGATAAGAGTATATCAAGTAGACGTTGTTATTATTGAAATGGTGGCGTGCTACGGTATGCCGGTTGGACGTGAAGTGTTTGAAACGTGCGTGTGGATTGGCAGATTTACAGAAAAATCAAAGCAATTACAAAAGGACGTTCAATACATAACACGCAAAGATGAAAAAATGAATATCTGTCACAGTATGAAAGCCAACGACGCAACTATTCGCAGGGCTTTGATAGACAGATTTGCAAAGCACGATTTAAAGAACGGCAAGGGAACAAAGAAAAATCCTGACTGGTTTTACGGTTTCAAAAGCGACATTTGGGCGGCTTATGCAGTGGGGATAACGTGGGTTGATATGGAGGAATAAGACAATGACTATTAAATTACCAATGGGCGTGGAAATAGAAATTAATACGCGTTTGCCGTATGATTTCGATGATATTATTCGCAAGATATTCAAAGAATATTTAGGTGAAGCAAAAACAGAAAATTTAGATTTTAATAAATTAAAATTTATAGACCTTTGCATTGCTTCAATTCGCAACTCGAAAGACGCAAAAGAGGCAGTTCAAGATATAATGCTCGAGCAAACAGAAATCAGATTAAAAATGTTTAATCAATTTCCGGAAAAAAATTCGTTTTTTAACATGAATTTTATGGCTCATTACTATGAAATGGGTAGAGCAAGCGCATTACTGCATACTGGATATAGCAGTAATTACACAGAAAATGAAACTATTATGAAAGTGGTTATAAGAATTATAAAAGTGGTTAGTGATTTTGAGGAGGAAGAAAATGGCGAAGAAAAAGAGAATTAAAATCGGTGCTATGTATCGAGAATATGGCGAAATGGAAGGAGTGTTATGCCGTAATTGCTGTAACTTCACAACAATAGTAGTTGACGGAAAACATCACTGCAAATGCAAGGCGTATGGTATAACGAGAGAGGCTAATACAAACTGGCGTAGCAAATATGAGGCGTGCGGATTGTATAACACGCCGATAGACAATAAAAAGTATAAACCAATATTCGAAGGAGGAAAAGAAGAATGACAGATTCAAACACACAAACGTTGAATGACATTATCAATCATCAAAAGGCAGAAATTGAGAGATACAAAGGCGTTATAAAGCTACTTGAAGATGATGTAGCAAGTGCAAAAAAAGAAACGGAAGTAACGGAAATGTTGCTTGAAGAAAAAAATAAAGACATATCCGCTTTGATTTTTAAAGAACGTTCAAATGCAATAATAGAATTTGCGGAAATGCTCAAAGATGGCTTTAATACTGACGGCGGTACGTTTGAGTGCTCAGAAATTGAGGACAATATCGACGACCTTGTAAAAGAAATGACGGAGGTAGAAGAATGAGATACAAAACAAAACCGTGTGAAATTGAGGCGGTACAATGGACAGGCGAAAATTTAACAGAGATTTTACGATTTGCAAATACACAGAATATTGATATTACAAGCGGAGTACTGATAATAAAAACCTTAGAGGGCGATATGGTAGCAAGCACAGGTGACTACATCATCAGAGGACTACGAGGGGAATATTACCCGTGTAAGCCTGATGTGTTCCACGCGAAGTACGAGCCGTGCGAATAAGAGGTGACGATATGAGAACTGAACAATTTGAAGAAGTTATAAATAACCGCATAGAAACGTGTAAAAGCGTTCTTTGCAGTAAAGCAGAAGAATATGCAACCGATGATAGATTACATAATTTCAAAGTGGCAGGCAAATTGCAGAAATGCACAGCGGTTAAAGCGTTAGGCGGTATGATGGCAAAACACACCGTATCAGTCTATGACCTAATCGAAGATTACGAGCAAGGCAAGGCAATATCACAAGAAATGTGGGCTGAAAAGATAGGCGACAGTATAAATTATTTGCTGTTGCTTACGGCGTTGTTGGAGGAAGATATAGAAGATGACAATTAAAGATATATATAATTTAATGGATATGTGCAGACGCTTTAAGTTTGAAAGTTCCGATACAAGCGGAAAAAGTCCCGAAGAAGTTAGAGCGTATGCAGAGGGATATATCCGTTGCAAAAGTTGCGTTATGGCAGTATTAAACGCAATGAAAGACAGAATGGAAAGAGCAAACGAGCCTACAAAGGTGTTAATCGAAGATTGCGATTTCTCTGTGCGTACACATAACTGCTTGAAACGTACCGGAATGAAAACACTCGGTGACATCAAGAGTGTTGAGCAGTTGCAGAATGTAAGAAATTTAGGCAAAAGATGTGTAGGTGAAGTGATTGACAAACTAAGAGAATATGGTATTGAACTACCGGAAAGTGAGGGACAAAATGAAAGTAGAGTTGAAAGTGAACGATAAAAGCATTCAAGCTGAAATATCGGAAGGACAGCTGAAAGAGTTGGGACTGGTTGAGCAGTTAAAAAAGTTGGGATTGCTTGAGGAACGAAGCCAAACAGGCTATGAGAGAATGAAAGAATGTAACAATGAGTATTATCTTGTCAATGCTGGAGATTTAGTAATAGGAGAAGATGATAACGCCCCATTTGACCAAAATTGTTATGATGTAGGAAATTATTACAGCAACAAGATGATTGCTGAGAACAATGCAAGAGCAGACAGATTACTCCGTCATCTAAGACGGTGGCAGGCGCAAAATGACAAGGCTATTTCCAAAGAAGATTGGAACAATGAAAGTAAAAAGAAGTGGTTTATTATATATAGTTCTGGAGAAATGTACGCAGAGTATTATTATATTATGCGATTACCTAATACAATATATTTCGCCACCAAAGAAAAAGCCGAAGAGGCTATTGAAGTATTCAAAGATGAACTGCTATGGTATTTTACCGAGTATGTTCAGAGATTAGACGAGGTGTGTGGTTAATGCAAAACTGTACAAGTGAGAAATACATATTGGACGTGTGTTGTGGCTCGAAGATGTTTTGGTTTGACCGGAATAATTTGAATACAGTCTATATGGATTGTAGGGATATTTCTGAAACGTTGTGTGATGGCCGAAAATTAGAAATACACCCTGATGTGATAGGTGACTTTAGAAATATTCCATTTGATGATAATACGTTTAGACTTGTTGTCTTTGACCCTCCACATTTGCTGAAAGTGGGCGAAAATTCGTGGTTGGCCCAAAAGTACGGAAGACTGTCAAATGATTGGCAGGGTGATTTAACACAAGGATTTAAAGAATGTATGCGTGTATTACGTCCGCAAGGTGTTTTGATATTCAAATGGAATGAAGAACAAATCAAACTGAAAGAAATATTAGACATCATAGATTACAAACCATTATTCGGAAATAGACGTTCAAAAACACATTGGTTGGTTTTTATGAAATGAAAGAAGAATGAAGAGGATAACGGAGGAAATGAAATGAGATTTTTTCAAGTAGAAGAAATCCGAAAGATATTATAAATGTACAGAAGTGTGACAACCATACTTATTATTGGTTAACTACAAACGGATTAAAGTGGTTAGGACGACAACTTAATATAGTTATAAAAGAATACGGAAAGGGGAATTAAAATGATTTGTAACTGCAAAAAATGCGTATTCCATAAAGGAGAAACAGAGTGCCTATTACCGAAGAACGAAAATTTTCAAGTTATGATGAATGACAGAGTAATATCGTGTCTTAATAATATTAAAGACGAAAACGACTTGTCGATAGAAGGTAAAAAAGAATTGAAAAGGTTGAGAAGTAAGGGGGAGATGTAAAAATGTTAAAAATTAAATTTTGGAGAGTCGAAAATGTATTGTTAATGAAAGTGCTGGAGCAGGGAGATGAGATTAAACGAGGGGATTTTAAATTTTGTGCGTCTAATGGGATTGAGGTTAAAAGTCTATGTAGACCAGAACTAATACCAGATATTATATATGTAAGAGGTTGTGAGGAAGAATATGATGACAATATTGTACCTTGTGAGTACAGTAATGCAGAAGGAGCAAAAGCAATGCTGGCTCGCTACATTGAAGCAGTCAAAGAATATAACACGTCCCTATTAAGAAAAAGTAATGACAAAGATAATATAGAGATAGAAACAGTTATTGCAGAATGAGGGGTAAAAATGACGGTTAAAGAAATGGTTGATATTTTAAATACATTTCCTTGCGATACAGAAGTAGCTGTTATCTACCCAGATGACATATATGGTGAAGAAGGTGGAGTACCCATAGATGAGATAATGTATCTCAAAAGTTCATCGGCAGACAGTAAGAAAAACGGAGTATTTATCAAAATAGGATAAGGAGAGATAGAATAATGAATGATATTATAAACAAATTAAAAAACGGAGAAGAGTTATCTGAAAAAGAAATAAAAAAATTGGTATATGAGGGCGATTTTGTTGACGAGATAAAGGGTAATGACCATCGTTGGCAAAAAAAGATACAAACAATCATAGATGTTGATGGACAGTTATATGCTGTTGATTGGTTGATGGGTCTGACGGAGTGTCAAGAAAACGAGTTTTTTAACCAGCCGTATAAAGTTAAATATGTTGAAAAAGTGATTAGAACGAAAAGCTATGAAGCTATATAAAGGAGGATAATTAATATGAAAGCAACAATTAGTGCAAACGGTAAGACGATTAAAACCGAAATTACCGAAGAACAAGCGAAAGAGTTAGGTTTGATTGCTAAAAAAAAGACGGGTTATGAACGAGTTGAGTATAGAGATGAATACTATTCCGTTAATGTGCTTGGTGGTGTAGATGATACATGTGATGTGGGGCTTATAACGGATAAGGCTGCGTATTTTGATGGAAACTATTACAGTGACGAAAAAATAGCAGAAAACAACGCAAAAGCTGATAGGTTGTTGCGTAAACTACGTCAGTGGCAAGCGCTGAACGATGAACCTGTAAATAAGAGAGATCTTATGCAACTGATATTCACTATCGGTTATGACTACAAAAAAGATGATGCAGGAAATGATGCAGGACTTTACGCATATAGTTATCATCGTCCTGTAAGCTTTGGTGAGATTCACTTCTCGACCAGAGACAAAGTGAAAGAGGCTATCAATGTGTTCAAAGATGAACTGACGTGGTATTTTACGGAGTATCAACAAAGGTTAGATGAAACGATGCAATAAGCCGATAAGGAGGGAAAACAAATGTCGACAGAACAATTATGTTGGACGTGTCAGAAAGCTTGCGGCGATTGTTCGTGGAGCAGTTGCTTTCAGCCTGTGGAGGGTTGGACTGCTAAAAAGGTACACCGCAAGACGTACGATTCGTATAGGATTGAAAAGTGTCCGGAATATGTACCGGATAAAGCAAGCAATTCTGAAAACAAGAAAAAGACACGAGTAACCAACAAAGAATTAGATACAATGAAAAGATTAAGAGATAATGGTCTATCATATTTTGAAATAGCAAAGATTGTGGACAGAAACCCTGACGTGGTTAGGGCGAATTTGGTGAGGTGTTGATATGGATAAAACAGCGAAGAAACTAAAACAAAAACGCAGAGCTGTAAGGCAGGTGATAAAAAACGCCGAAGAAGAAAGAATATTAAAAAATTTTGATGAAATTGCAAAGAAACGCGGTATTAAGAAATTCAATAGAAAGAAAGCATTGCAGTCGTACAAGATTGTTGAAAACGAAGTTACAAAAGAGGGTGTTGTCAATCTTGTGGTAGTAGGTGCGTGGTATCTGCGTATAAAATGCAAATGGGGTCAAAAACGCGTGTGTCAATACATAGAGGGAGTTATTCGATATATTGGGGTTGTGTATAACCGTGAACGCGATATTGATAAACTCGCAGAGGAATTAAAAGATGAGTGCGATTTTGATTATGAAAAACTGATGAACGATTTTGACCCGCTAAAAATCAAGACAAGCACTGCCGAGCAAGACCGCATTAAAATGGTTACGTGTGCAATGAAAAACAATGCACCTATAATCCTGTATACGTTCTATTCAATGTTGAAATGGAAGAAGAAACGTATAACAGAATTAGGACAGGCAATAAAAGATGTTTTAATGGGTATGCAGGACGGCAAGCTGAAAGAAGTTAAAGAGGTCGTAAGAAAAGAATGCGGAATGACATTCTATTACGACGGAAAGATAACGTATAGCAAATAGGAGGACAGGAGATTGACAGAGTTCAGGTTTTCGAGGACGTTAGACAAATTGGGGATAAGCTATAACACGCAAGGATTGATATATTTCCTGTGTGTTAATGCTAAACGACTGCCGGGGCAAGATAAGGCAGTGCTGAATATGTGTCTTGAGGTCGCAGGAGAGGATTATCAGGCACTATATAAATTTCTGACAGACAGCTCCGTCAATCACGTCTACATACAAATGCAATACGGATTGCACCCAAAACGATTATTCAACCTAAAACGGGAATTTTATAAACGGTTTCGGGATAACTTAACTCACTTTGACTTGCGGTAGAGAATGTGATATAATATATATGCTCACTTGAGAGATATTATATTTTTTCATTTATTCCTAAAAAAGACGGTTACCAAACGGCAACCGTCTTTTTTGTTATGCGTTTTCAATCAGTCTTTCAATAACCTGACTGATATTTTCGCGTCTTTCGAGAGCGAGCGATTGAAGTTTCTTTTTTGCTGTTCCAGAAAGGGTTATTGTTGTTCGGTAGGTATCACCCTCTGACACTTCACCGAAGTACTGTTCGTACACTTCCGGTGAAGCGTGTTCTTCAGCGAACGCCTTTGCGTCAGCTTCGGAAAGTGGAACGATTTTTTCACCTGAAGTCCACATATTGCCGTCGGCTTCAGCATAGGCGGTTCTTGCACCGCCATATCCGTACAAGAAAAACTCACCTGTACGCTTTACATACAGTTGCTCGCAAAGGGCGTCAAAATCGCCCGACGGCAATCCGTTATCATAACTGCACACCTTTTGTGCAGTGTCAGTATCGTACTTTCTTCCCTTAATTATTTTTAACATTTTATTTTCCTCCTTTAATTATCTATGATAACCCTCCAACCTTTGTAGGTTGCAGGATATGCTCTTTTTCCTAACATAGTAGCTCGCACTTGCGACATCCCTGATACTACATTGTAAAACTGCTGTGTATCAGCTTTACAGCCGAAATGTTCTTCGCCGTGTAACCGCAACCAGTTATTCAACGAATGAAAACGGTAATGTACATTTTCAGGTGAAACAATATGCCAATCTATTGCGTTGACATTTGTTTCAAATTTGCCTGATTTGGGACTTACCTTAGACGCTTCTATTGCTAACATTCTTTGGTATGGGTCTTTACCTTTGTGTGCGTCAGAAATCTTTTTCTTTTCTTCGACTGACTTCTTTCTGCCTGTTGAACGAATAACTGCGTATTTTCGCCTACATTCGTTTGAACAGGTTACTTTTTTTGCTGACGGTGATGTTTTAAATTCGCCACCGCAGATTATACATTTTTTTATCATATTGCACCTCTGCATTGCACCGACGCACCGAAATGCGTCGGAATTGCGTTTTTTATAGATATTCTTTAATTCTTTGCAATAGGTCTGTATCTATATCCGTTGCAAAGAAGTCTATATTCTCTTTGTTATATCCGTAATGCCACAAACCTAAAGCTATTTCTTTATAATCTTCTTCTGTGTATTCAGTAAAAGTTTCAGCCATAATTTTGTCAAAAGGGTTATCAAATTTTTCAGCTTTCTTTTTATCAATTTCAACGAGTAATTTATTGACTACCAATTTTAAACGGCTTTTTATTTTCTGTGGCTCATCGCCGTTAAGCTGACCTAAACAGTCTTGATACAACGATTCCCAACTATCTGCTGGAGCTGATGTAGTAATGAATATATCTTGACAATCTCCGTTGAAATCGACAACGGCAAACTTTGTCGCTCCGTCAACTACGTATTGCAATACTCTGATGTTTTTACCAATTATCACTGGCAATTCGACAAATGCGACACCTCTGTCAATTAACGTACCGACAAATGATGTTTCTCCTGTTTGGTGCAAAATATCTACTCCGTTATGTACTAATTTTTTCATAATTAATCTTCCTTTCTTTTTTTGCCTTTCGGCTGACCTCTTTTGTTATTTTCTGATTATAGTATAGCAAACTTTTGTGCCAAAGTCAATACTTTTATGCTAAAGTTAAATAAGATTATGAAAAACATACATATTACTATATATTATTTTGTTTAAAGTGTACAAAATGCAAAAATACCGAAATTGGGAAATAGTGTGGGGGATAGATTTGATTTACTACATATAGTAGGTAGAACCGTCGTGGTGACGGTGGGTTAATATTTCACTGATTGTCGGTGGGGACGGAAATATTAAATTGACGAAAAAAGGGGGTGTCAGCCATCGCAAAACAGAGAACATATACAGACGCCGACCGTGAGCAGGCATTTGCGGAATACACGGTATTGGGAAATTGGGAATTAGTATCACGTAAAATGGGTATTCCCGTAAACACATTAAAATCGTGGTGGCGACGACATCCGCCTGATATGGACGAATATGCAGAAAAACGGCGAGAGGTCCGCGAGGGTTTCATCGAAACGGCGAGTAGAGCTATTGAAAACGGTGCAGAACTGATTAACAGGCGTATGGAAACGGCACTAAAGCACCAACAGGAATTAGACAGATTATTAGATGATGTAGCAAAAGATGATGAAATGACGGCAACACAAAAAAAAGAACTGTTAGCCAAGATAAGGTCAATAGAGCTGCACAAGCTAAGTGAAATAAGCACGGCGGTAGGTACACTGTACGACAAACGTGCATTGGCACAGGGTCAATCGACAGAAAACACGACGATTGAAATTAAAATGCCACAGGACGTGATGAAATATGCAGAATAGTCTGAAATTAGACCTATCACGCACCAATCCAAAACAGGAGCAGTTCTTTACCGCACACAACAGAATGATTATGTACGGCGGAGCAAGAGGTGGCGGAAAGTCGTGGGCGGTCAGAATGAAAGCAGTGCTGTTGGCTATCAGATATGCGGGTATAAAAATGTTATTTCTGCGACGGACATACAGGGATTTGGAGCGTAACCACGTTCGAGAGTTAGAGCCATTGCTAAAAGGTATAGCAAGATATAGCAAACAGGAAAAATGTTTCTATTTCAATAACGGTTCGTTATTGGAAATGGGGTATTGTGACAGCGAAAGCGACGTCAATCAATATCAGGGTATCGAATACGACGTTATATTTATGGACGAAGCAACGCAATTCACCGAATATCAATATTCAACATTAACAGCGTGTATCAGAGGTGCTAATTCATTTCCGAAACGTATGTATCTGACGTGTAACCCTGGCGGTGTCGGTCACGAATGGGTAAAACGTCTGTTTGTATCGCGAAAATACAGGAATGCAGAAAATCCTAACGATTATATGTTCATTCCTGCGACGGTGTTTGATAATGCGGTGCTATTGGAAACAGATACAGGCTATGTTGATATGCTAAACAATCTACCCGACGGACTGCGTGAGGCGTGGCGTGACGGCAGTTGGGACTTGCTTGAGGGACGATATTTCAACGAATTTGACAGGTCAATACATATTGTTAAACCGTTTCAAATTCCTGAACATTGGCGTAAATATCGTGGAATGGACTACGGTTTGGATTGTTTGGCGTGTGTATGGGTGGCTATTGACGAACACGGTAACTACTATGTTTACCGCGAATATGCCGAAAGCAATAAGGTTATTTCAGTCGGTGCAGGGGAAATAGTCAATCTGACGCCGACTGACGAACGAATAGAATACACCGCCGCCCCACCCGATATGTGGGGCAGGACACAAGAAAGCGGTAAGACAAAGGCGGATTTGTTCCGTGAGGGCGGTTTGCCACTGTTGAAAAGTTCAAATAACCGTGAGGCAGGTTGGTTGGCGGTCAAAGATTTATTACAGGTCAAAAACGGCAGTAGCCGATTGATGATATTCGATAATTGTATTGAATTAATCGACTGTTTAACATCATTGCAACGCGATACCAAACATCCAACGGATTGTGCGACAGAACCACACGATATAACACATTTACCTGACGCGTTGCGATATTTCGTGTTGCAATTCACATCACCGTCAAAACCGCCAAAAGAGGAAAAGACGGCGGTACAAAAGTACAGAGAGAAAGCATTAAAAGGCAGATTAGAAAAAAGGAGGAGCTATTTCTAATGAAAATCAAGAAGATAAAGAGAAAATGCGAAGTCAGAGGGTGCAAAAATACCGATACATATTCACTGACAAATACAAATGAATTCGGTAACAGTGTCATTATCTGCGAAGAATGTTTAAAAAAGGCGGTTAAAGCTGTTGCGGAATACGACCCATCAGCAGAGAAAAAGACGGTATCAGTACCACCGCCACCACTATTTTTCCACGGTGGAATAGAGAAAACAGCTAAAAACGTGGAAGAAACAGCGGAAACAAAGCCTATTCCATATACAAAAGAGTATTTGGACAGCGTTAAATACAACGATTTGAAAAAAATCGCAAAGGAAATGGGTATCAACGCAAACGCCGACAAAGAAACGTTGATTGAAAGCATTTTACAGGCTGATTAAGGGGGAATGGCTATGAATGTAACAGGGTTTCTGCTATGCGTTATAGCTATTCAGACACTAACCATAGTAGGAATGACAATAGTGCAACATATCGAACGCAAAGACCTGTATAACAGGTTGATGTGCAGAAATATGACTGAATACAACAACATCAAAGCCGATGAGCCGAAGCAACCTATCAGCAGGCATAAAGCCGTTTTGAATAGGTGGCGTAAGAACGACGCAAAGGTGGGTGATGAATAATGAATTTAAGATATTCACCTGTATTGCAGGGCATAAAAGCGAGCGTAAAGAGTATGTTTTCACCACCTAACAGTGAAAGTGCAGATGATGAAGAAGTTGACAGAGTAATTGACACCGACGACGACGGAAATCAGCTGTACAAGGAAGATATTATCGCAAATATTCACGAAGAATTAGAGAAACGCCGTTCAGCACGTTCAGCATTAGAAACACAATGGCATTTAAACGCTAATTTTTTAGTCGGTAATCAGTATTGCGATTTTAACCCATACAGTCGCGAAATCGAACAGTTGGAGCCTGTATACGATTGGTTGGAACGTGAAACATTCAATCAAATTGCACCACTGATTGATACGCGAATAGCTAATCTGAAAAAAATTAACTATCGAATGAAAGTAAATCCACGAACGAACGAGTTAGAGGACTACGCAAAAGCTGAAACATCAACTACGATATTGCAGTATTTGCAGACTTCAAGTGATTTTGATACCAAGAAAAATACTGCGATACAGTGGAATGAATTGTGTGGTAATTGTTTCTGGCTATCGTGGTGGGACAAGGACAAAGGCGAGAAATACGCAACCGAAAAAGTTGTTACTGTTGATGAAGAGGGTAATGAGAGAAAGTTTGAGCAAGCGTTCTATCAAGGCGATTTGGAGTACGGATTGATAACACCGTACGAAGTGTTCCCAGAAAGCATATTCAAAGAGGGAGTAGAGGCACAGCGTTCAATCATTTTGGAGCAGGTAAAGACCAAAGAGGAAATATACGACCTATACGGTATCAAGGTTGAGGGTACAACGGTTGAAACGTTTGAACTAACGCCTGTTGTTGCCGGAGGTGGTTTCGGTTACGAGAATACCGTCACAACATTAGGTACACGTTCGGTAGATAACGCCGCAAAAGTGATTACATACTTTGAACGTCCGACAAAACATAGACCGGACGGAAGAATGATAATCATTGTCGGTGACGAGCATTTGGTTTACTACGGTCCGCTACCGTATTCACGCATACCATTAACACAAATGATGTGTCGCGAATCGGCAGGACAGTTTTTTGGGAAGTCAATAATCGAAGATTTGATACCGCGTCAGAGGGCGTATAACGGCTGTCTGAACCGAATACACGAATACATCAAACGCATTGCAATACAGGGTTTCTACACAGAAGAAGGCAGTATCGACATCGAAGAATTTGAACAGAACGGTGCGGCACCTGGTGCAATGTTGGTATACAGACAGGGAGCAAAGCCACCGACACCTATTCCGAATGGCAATTTGCCGTCAGAGATTATGACAGAACGATACAACTTAAAAAGCGATATGGAATATGTAGCAGGTGTATCACAGCTGATGATGAACGGTGCAACACCTGCAGGTGTAACGTCAGGTACAGCTATACAGAACCTTGTTGACATAGACAATACACGTCTATCACTGACAGGCGACCATATCCGAAACAGTATCAAAAATTTGGCGGTAATGTGGCTTGAAATCTACAAAAAATACGCGAATACACGACGTGTACTGAACTGTACAGGTAAAAATCGTATCGGTAATGCGATTATTTGGAATAGCGACGATATTAACAGCTATGACGTGGAATACGTCACAGAAAATGAACTACTGATGTCGGAAGAAGTGCAAAAGGAACGTTTCTTCGACGCGTACAAAATGGGACTGTTCACTGACGCAAATGGTCAGATACCGGAGCGTGTAAAACAAAGGGCGTTGGAGTTTATGAAAGTAGGCAATTACACCGAAATAATGAACATCAATGCACTGCAAATACAGGCGGCACAACGTGAAAATGTATTCTTTGAGCAAGGTGCAGTACCGAGAGTATCAGAGTTTGACGACCACGATATACACATAGATGAACACCTACGGTATATCTTGCAGTTGGATTTTCAGCTGTTAAAACTGAAAAAGCCTGAGTATGCAAAAGCATTAGAGGACCATATCAGACTACATAAACAGGCGCAGACACAAGACCAACAGCAGAATGTAATGGCTATGTTGGCGCAACAAGGACAAAGATAGGAGGACTATACATAATGGATAATTTCGACGACGCAAAACAAGCGACCGAAGATATGTTTGACGGTCAAGAGGTGTTGGGTGAAGAAAGTACCCCACAAGATACCCCACAAGAACCACAACAAGAGGGACAAGCACAAGAACCGCAAGTACAAGAACAACCGACACAGGATAATAATGCGGTTGACGAGGCGGCAAATGTAGCACAGGCGGCGGCACAAGCGGCGGCTGAACGTGAACAGGAATACCAACGCATTATGGCAGAAAATGAACAGCTAAGACAGACAAATAACGAATTGCAACAGACTATAACGCAACAATCACAACAACGTGAGCAAGCGATTATAGAGGACGCAACGCAAATGCCTATGTTGGACGTTAATCGTTTAGCGTTCGAGGACGATGCAACTGTTCAGAAAATGCAACAGGACTATGCAAATGCAATGCAAAAATACGTCACACAGCAAGTGCTAAAAGACGTTGAACCTGCCTTGCAATACGCAAAGGACGGTATGCGTGAGAAGGAAAAAAGGGAAATGCTTGAGGCGTTCAAAGGTGTAGATGAACTGAAAGGTATTAACGATATGTTGCCACAACTTGACTACATTATCGAACACAACAAGTGGTTAGCTAACGACGATATACCTATGGACGAAAAGTATTTGACGGCGTATATGATTGCAAACGGCGTAAATTCTGCGAATACACCGCCACCGTCAGACCCAACAGCAGAAGAATTAATGAAATACTACGACAGCAATCCTGAATTTCAACAAATGATTGAAAAAAAGAGATTGGACGACATTAAACAAAGTCAGCAAGTGCCTGCAATGTCGGCGTCAAACGGCGCTGTAAACGCGGCATTAACAATAAAAGAAAAACCAACAACTTGGGACGACGCCTCCAAAAGAACAAGAGATATGTTCAGAGGGAAATAACGTACCCACATTACAAAAGAGGGAGAATTTTTAAATGGGAAGAGAACAAAACTTAAAAACTATTGAAGAGGCTCTAAAATCTAACTACTTACCGGTATGGAATAACCTACTCGGTATTGAGCCTACACCACTACTATCAAAAATCAAGAAAAAGCCATTGGTAGCAAATGAGATTGTTGCGTCAGCTCCAATCGGTCTATCAGGCGGCTTTGGCTACGGCGAAGAAGGACTTGCGACACCCGAAGCAGGTAACGTTATGTTCAAGCGTTTCAGAACATACGCAAAAGATATGTATACAAACGTTGAATTGTCAATCAAAGCTGTACAACTTACAGGCAAGGACGGCGCTATGGCAAACGCACTTGACACAGAAGTTAAGGCGGCGTACGAAACAGCAAAATGGAATGTCGGACGTTCACTATTCGGCAATGGTACAGGTGCATTAACAAAGGTTGTTAAACAGACAACTCCGACAACAAAAGTTGAAGTAACTGATATTAAGTACGTCAAGGAAGGTTTGATTGTAGACTTTTATCCGACCTCGGCTACAACACCGAACGACGTGGTTGCTAAACAGCTACGAATTAAGGCAATTAACCGTACAAAGAACAGCAACGGTAACTATGAGATTATCCTTGACAAAGCACCTACAACAGCACTTGTTGACGGCTTTATGACGGTGCAGAATTCATTTAATCGTGAAATCACAGGTCTTGGCACTATCTTCGATGATAACATTCCTACAATTTATGGTGTGAGCAAGGCTGATAACCCGACTATCAAGCCTATTACAATCGACGCTAACGACAATATTGAAGATAGCGTTATCACAAAAGCTCTAAGACGTGCTGAAAAGGACAAGAACTCAAAGGTTGATATGCTGTTGTGTGGTGACGAAGCGTACGACCACTACACAGAATATCTAAGAGTAAACAATATCAGAGTTGAACAGAACACCTTACAGGGCGGTTTCAAATCAATTCAGTTTGCTTTCGGCAACAGACAGGTTGATGTTGTCAACGAAATGTTCGTGCCGGATGATGAAATTTGGGGTGTTGATACATCAGCACTTGAACTACATACACAGGAATGGAAATTCGCTGACCTACAAGGCGGTGGCATTTTCAACCTAAAGGAAAATTCATCAGTTTACAGAGCGTTGCTTGCAAACTATGGTGACCTTATCTGCTCAAATCCTGGTGGTCTAATCAGAATTTACAACTGTATTTAATCTTTACGGCAAGGTAATTATATGTTGCCTTGCCGTATTTTTGCCGTTATTTTAGGCACTTGCTGAAATATTTTTTTCTGAAATGCGGTGATAGATTGGAACAAGCAGAAGTAACACTTAAAGAAATATATGAAAAAGTAAGTCTTAAAGTACCTCTTGAACAGCGACGGTTCTTTAATTTCTTTAACGACACCGTTGCAGAACTTGAAGCATTATATCCCGACTTACTGTTCAAAGAGGGTGTGCATTTTACACCGGTACACGATTTATCGGACGAAAACGTTGTATTACCGCTTTATACTCCGGCAATCGTGGACAATATCTTATACCTTTGTGGTTACGACCAACAAGGTATATTCAAACAGGAATTTACACGAAAATCAAGAAATGCCTATGTGCATTATTGGAAAAATCACGCACATAACAGACGTGTACGACGAATGAGGTGGTAGAGAAGTGTTTGACAGTGGAATATCTGCAAAAGCGTTAATAGCAGAATTACAGAGTGAAGTGGACGTCGCACTTCCTATCACAAATTCGACGTATGCAACGTGGCTGAACAGTCTGCAATGGCTGTTATACAGTGCGATTATAAAAGAACAGAACGACTTGATAATTACTGAACCGCAAGAGGATGTTATACAGCTTGCAAACCTTGATGTTTCGGATAATGAAGCACCGATACGGTTTGAAGATATATATGCGGTGTATGCAGATACAACACAATTAATAAAGACGAGTATAACGAGCGGTTTCATATTTCCTGATTGTTTTTATAAAAAAGGTGATAATTTAGCTGTTAAAATGCAAAAAGCACCTAATTTTATTAAATTAATCTATCATATCAAGCCTAAAATGATAAAAGTAAATGAAAATGACGAAATACAAGACGGTAACGTGATGATACCGATAGAATTTATCGAATTGGTAAAGTCAAAGTTGAGAGGCGAGGCGTACTCACTTGAAAATGAGTACGGTCCTGCGTCAAATTGGCTCAACAATTACAATATTTTACTTGAAAATTTCAAACAATGGCTATCTGATAAAGCCCAACAATTCGGACAGTAAAGGAGAGGTTATATGGCAAAGAAACAAAACGAATTACAATTCGGACAAGTACCATTACCACAGGCACTAAAGCAATATAGCCTTTCCAAACTGAATTGGAGCGGTTTAAACAGACGGCAAGTTATAGATACAGGTGCTTTGTCTATGGAATGCAACATTTCTACAGCCGAGGCACCTTATTTAACACCGTCGCAAAGCAGGGTAGACATATTGTCCGATATGGGACTTGAATACAAACACCCTATATCGCTATTCAGTTTTGATGATTTCCTTGTTGTTATCTATCGTGACGATACAGAATTAAAACTTGATTATCTCGTTTTGAGCGACAAGAAAAACAGTAAAGGACAAATCACAAAAGTATATACAGGTCTAATAAAAAAAGGCGTGACAGAAGAAACTGACGCGATACAGCGTAGTATGGTGCAATTCAATGTATATGAAAATGCCGTTGATGTACTTGGCGGCACATATGTAAAGAAATTGATACTGTTTCCTGACAAAGTATCTATGTTTATGAAGATTGTAGATACAGACAAAGACCCTACTACATTTGACAAACAGGCAGTTAAGGACGGCAATGCCGATATTGATGTTATGTATTGTCAAAAAGAAAGTAGTGGCAAAAAAACTTACTATGTTTGGAATGGGGCGATAGGCAGATTTACTTTGACAGGTGGCGTGAACTACTTTAAAACAAGCAATTTGGACGTTGAAATAAAAAAATACTACAATGACGGATATACTCAGACGAAAGACGAGTATTACAATGACGGTTACAGAAAGTCGAGTAAACAAACGTATAATGACGGTTACAAAAAGACGGAATATAAGGTGTTCCGTGACGGTTATGTGCCGATAGAAGATACGAATGAAACAACATATGACGGTGGTGATGTGTATTACTACGAAAGGCAAGGCGAATACTCACCGTATACATACACCGTTGCCACTTGGTTACAGCAAGGTGATAAGTTAAAAGGAAAAGGTTTATATCAAAGAGAGCCTGCACCGTTGGGAACAAATACAAATGTAACATTTTACGAGCGAACAGGCACTTCGTTCCCTTATACATATGTGAAAGTTCGCAATCTGAAAACAGGCGATAATATATCAAGTTATTATGAAAAGGTTTCTGATAGCACAGGTACGGTTCAAACCAAACTATACGTAAGAAAAGCTGATGATAACGGTACGATAATACCGTATGAGTATGAGGAAGTAACTGATATTGCATACGGTACGAATATAACCGATTATTACGAAAAGATAAGCGACAAAGAAGTTACGGCAAAAGCATATTACAAAAGAACCGAAAACACCGATAAGGATAGCGACGATAAATACAAATACGAATTGATTAAAAACCTTGAAAACGGCAAGAAAGTATCAAAGTATTATGAATTTACCGAAAACTATGCACCGCCTGAGGGGAGCAATAAGAGTTGCTATTGGCTTAACACATACAATAATAAAACCTATCAATTTTGTAGCGATAGAGGTGACGGAAAAAGTGGGTTTGGAATGGCTGCTTCGCCGTCGTTCCCTAATCTAAAGTATGCAGTAGTGCATTTATCACGACTTTTCGGAGTTGATGAGGATAGAGTACACGTTTCAGGCTATAACGACTACACGAATTGGAACTTAGACACCGTAGCTGAAAGTAACGAAAGCAATGCGTGGAGCAGTGCCTCACAAACCAACACAAAAGCAGGCGGTAACTTTACAGGTATAACAGTGTATGACAACCACGTTGTTTGCTTTAAACGTGACTTTATGCACGAAATATACAACAGTAAAAATCCGTTCAGATTGGTTGACGTGTATGCGGAGGGGTCTATTGACAACAGGAGCATACAAGAGGTGAACGGCAAACTGATATTTGCGTCAGATGATGAAATCAAGGTGTATACAGGCTCACAACCGCGTGAGATTGGCTACAATCTTGGCATTGATGAGTTCAAAAGTGCTGTATCGGGTAGTGACGGAAGAAACTATTACTTGTATTGTACAGACAGACAAGGCGAAATGTATCTGTTCGTGTATGACACAATGGTCGGTCAATGGTCGCAACAAGCAATCAAAAGTGAAGTATTAGGCTTTGCACATAACAAAAACGGTATGTATATGTTATGCAAAGACGGTGTTGTATACAAAATGGATACGAACAAATATACGGACGATTGGAGTTGTGAAACAGACTTATCAACCATACTGACATCATCATCATCAAGCACATATCAGACAGTAAATATCAAACATATAGCAAAATTTCAAATGCTTGCGTATATTGAGGGGCGTTTCAAGGTGTATGCACTGTACGACAATGAAGAATTTAACCCTGAAACATCGCAGTTGCTATATGACAGTAACGGTCGGAAAGGTATGCAAGCAATACGCTTAAAACCGCGAATGACCGCTAATTATGGCTACAAGTTACATTTTGAAGGACACGGCTATGTACGTTTCTATGAAATGGAACTCGGTATTACTCCGGGAGGTGAGTTATTTGTATCATCAAGATGATATTAACAATATGAATTACAAACAGCTTAGAGAAACGGTATCGGAATTAAACGACAATTACGTTAAGCTGAAAAGGACATTAGAGGACGCTTTAGACAACATAGACGAAAGCAACCTCGCAACCACTTTGCGAAAGAAATTAAACGGCTATGATACTCAATTCAGTGTAACGGCTGAAAAGATAGAAAGCAAAGTATCGTATGAGGACTTAGAAAACAATCTAAGTCAATATTCAACTGTATCGCAAACGGTACAAGCTATTGAAATGTCAGTAGTATCAAGTCAAGAATACACGGATAATTCAGTAGAAACATTATCTTCAACGTTCACTATGACTGCCGACGGAATATCTACAAGGGTTTCAAAGCTAAAGAAAGGCGTGGAAACACAATTCAATCAAACAGCAGAAAAGATTGAATCACTTGCATTCGAAAAAATGAATACATCAGAGGCTGTTACGGTAAAAGAAAAACCGTCCGCAAGCAATAAAACGTTGGATAAAGAAAAACTCTACAAGTATAACAACAAATATTATTATTTTAATGATATTTTACAAGATTGGTTAGAGTATGACGAAAAAAACGGCATTAATTCTGCATTCACTCAAATATCAGGCGGATTTATATTGAACGGTTGCGTAAAGGTGAGCGGTGACCTTATAACAGAGGGAACTATTACAGGTACAGATATAGTTGGAGCAAAATTTTATAATGAGGATAAAAGGGCGTATGTGACTATTGGTAATTCAAGCGGTAATTATGGTGATTTGACATTGAAGCGAGTATCGAATGGCAAAGGACAAGAAGTTTTTCAGATTTATGATACGGGTGTTGGTATTGCTATAAAAGCTGTAGGAACGTCTTTTATAGGTTCGACTGGAAGTAAGACATACCCCAAAGGCACTTGGGATTTTTCGAAGTGTACGGTAATAGGTTTACCGACAAGTACAAGTTAAGGAGGAAAATATATGTTATTTAGAATAGGTGATAACGTTGCGGTGACGTGTAAAAACCCAAACGAAACACTGTTGTTTATAAACAGAGTACCAACAGCTTGGTTATTCTCGATAGATATAGAGATATGTCAAAAGGTAAAGAGAATGATTGTTGAAGAACAAAATCTTAAAGATATAAAAATTGAATATGAAAGTGAAGATTGTACAACCGGCAGAGTTGTTGACTTGCCTATGGACAGTCTACACAGCTTTACTATCGACTATGCAAGCGGTATGGCACACGTTGAGTTTAAAAGGGGGATAAATAATGATGTATGACAGACCAACAAACGCAGAAGAAATGGAAGAATTCGAGCGAATGACAACCGCCTTCGATTATGTATATGAAGATACAGTCGGAGCGGGAAAGATAATATATCTTAAAATGCCTGTTGTATCGGCAAATAAGAGAGGTGTGAACGATATAGGGTGGCAATGTGACGGTGACGACGTTGCTTTATATGCCACTATGTCAAGAAAACCACGCGAGACTGAACTATGGTCGGAAGTCAAAGAAAACTATGTTGTAAATAAGACTGTATCGGCGTTGAAGTTTGAAAACAAGGACACAAAGCCTTGTAATCTATGTGTAAGGGTGCGTTTAAATTAATGGGGGTGGTTAAATGAAGGGTAATGTATGTTATCAAAAGACAGACTTCGGCGCTGAAACACCTGACTTGCTTAATAAATACGTTCTGAAAATAACTCAAATAGCAGGAATATCGCTCAAAAAAGATATTTCAAAAGAGAGTTTAAGGCTTGCTTTAAGCGTTCCTACACTTGTGTCGCAACTTGTTAATGATAAAGAGTACATAACCAAATCTGAAATTGAGATTATACAAAAATCTCTTGAAGATATGGATAGCGTGTTAAACGGCAAGATTGACGATACAAACGCAAAACTTGATGATGAAATAAACGCAAGGGAAATGCTTGAAAATGTGGTGAATACACTGCAAACACTGGCTCACAAGCACAGTAACAAGAATGTACTTGATACTATCACAGAAGATAGAGTAGCAATATGGGACAAGGTGAAAGACCTTGATAAATACTTTGACTATATTGATTTTAAGGCTTTTGTCGAAGAAATAGTATATGCATATACAAACGAACTTCAAAATCTGTACACAGCAATCGGTATTACATCATACGACGGCGGTGTATTCGGTATGGAACAGTTAGGAACAGAGCTTGACGGCGGTAACTTTGACAGTGAACCCGAAAACAGTTTTGATTGCGGTGATTTTAACCCACTTGAACTGTCTGCACAAGTAACATCGGTCATTGATTGCGGAACGTATTAAGGAAAGGAGGATTGATAGAATGGCAACAAGATTTATAGCAAAGCACGGTTTGAAAAGCAATATAAATAGATTAACACTTTCGGAAGGTGAAATAGCTATTGCATATAGTGATGACAAATCAGAGGCTGAAATATATGTAGGTGGAAACGACAATACACCAATCCCCGCAGCAGGTACGTCGACGAAAACAAAAAACCAAATATTTGTCGTGTGCGACGGCGACCACGACGAATTAAAATTACAGGCGGCGATAGATAGCGCGCAAAACAACAGCGTTATCTATCCTGTAGGTACACAATGTGTTTTGACAAACGAAAATACCATACGTGGTTATGGATTGCCGGAAAGTAGCGGTAGAGCTGTTATATCACTAAAATCGGGTATTACATTAGACGGTTCAATGTGTGATGATTTCGTTTTTAAAAACACAAATCCTGTCGCAAAACAGTACATTTTCCATATGACACAATCCACGACAATGAAAAATGTAGTATTCCACGAAGATACTGAAACAGTAACAGCCGATACTGTCAATCCGACAGTGCTATCTGTCGGTAGTGAATCCAAAATAGTATCCTGTACATTCTACAATATATTTAGTACACATCAATTCGGCGTATCAACGTTTGAAATGAACGGTGTGCTATTTGTAGATAATATCATAGATACGTTCGCAGGCGCACCGGCAAATAATTTGACAGAAATTAAAATCACAGGCAATTCGTTTGTTGCATATAACAAATTTTTAAATTTCACGCAAAAAGAACAATCGTTAGGCTATATGCTACAGGCGTCAACCGTTATATTTGTAAACAATTATATGTCCGGTTTTACAAATTGCAGTATTGATATAGGTAAAAAAATAGTAGGCAATATATTTAAAACGTTTACTGATTGCAGTATCGATATAAGTGGCGAAATTTCGGACAATGAATTTACAACAATTACACAGAACACAAAAACACCGTTTATATACACCACGGGGGTTACATTAATCAGCGGAAACAGAATGTCTGTTATAAAAATCAATGCAGAATATATTGATTTTATCGAATGCGGAAATTATGCCGTTATATGCGGAAATTATATGCGGATTACCGCCGGTCCTGCGTCGGGACAGTGTAACCTAATCGCCGCCGGCAGTAAAGCGTTAATAGCAGATAATATGTTTAGGGCATTGACCCCCGTAACGGCAAATGCGGATTTTTCAATTATATACAGCGCCGGTGACACAGTAGTCAAAAATAACGTGACAACCGCAACATCTATCGGAACGTTCGGCGATACGTGCGTTGTTGACGGAAATGTGACATGGGGGTGATATTATGTACAAATTTTATATGAAAAACGGAACGGCATATTTTTATGAACGCGGTGTTGAAATAGACGGCACAGTGTATGGAATACGTACCGACAGTGACATACAGCGTATTAAACGCAGGATTGTCAATGATAAATTCGCTGAAACTGACGGTGATTTCGATATGGACACAGAAATTGCAAAAATTAAGCATACAGACATCACATTTGAACAGCCTACGGCAGAACAGCTGTCACAGATACAGTCAAAAACATTTGACAGTATGTCGGATATGAAACAATATGTTCAGTCCGTTATGAACGGTGACGAAACAATGTCACAGGACGAAATCAACGCAATGCTGTTATTAAAAATTGCGGAAATGGAGGTAGCAATTACAAATGAACAAACGACTAATTAAAATGTATTACAAAAAGGGCATTTACAAAGAAAAGGATTTAAACACATTTGTAAATGCCAGATTTATCACAGAGAATGACAAAAAAGAAATTATGGAGGGTTAAAAAATGGCTAATAAAATTCAATTTAGACGTGGACTGAGAAAGTTACTACCAACATTGTCGTTCGCTGAGCCGGCATACACAAGTGATACAAACGAGTTTTTTATCGGCACAGGCAAAGGAAATGTAAATATGAACGGTAGCTTGTGGTATACAGGCACAGCCTTAAGCGGTACGTCTGAAAAAATCAACTATACATATGCAGATTGTCCTCTTGTTAAAGTGGGTGATGTGTACCTTAATACCGATTATGGCTATATCTATCAGTCTACTACAGCAGGTAGCGGTGAAGACGTAAAGTGGCAATACAAAGGTACGATAAGAGGACCACAAGGCATACAAGGTGTTAAGGGCGACACAGGCGAACAAGGTCCGCAAGGTTTGAAAGGCGATACAGGTGCAAAGGGTGAAAAAGGCGATAAGGGTGAAACAGGAACACTTGAAAGTAATTCAGTGAAAACCGTGCATATTGCAGATGAGGCTGTTACAAGAAACAAACTTGCAGGAGATGTTTATGATTGGATAAATAACGGTGAATATTCCGAATCTGAATGGAATTTTGACCAAACCATAAAAAATCTAATAAAAATAGGAGCAATAAACATACCGATTTTGGAATGTTATCCTGCAGAATATATAGGGGCGAAGATACGCACAGTAGCTAAAGTAGGCGACTTGTTTATCATAAAAAATGCGGTTGTAGACCCGGATACAGAAGCAATAGAACAAATTCGCTATAATGATGATTTAGATTCTATTTTTGTTTTCAACGGAAGTATACAAAAAGGATATTGTGGAGTTTGTAGAGTTACTAAAGCCTTAAAAATAATAGATGTGGGAGAATATGAAAGCGGAGAGGTTAAACTGCTATTCACATTCAAACAAGGTGGAGAAGAAGCAGTAATACGCGAGGAGGATAAATAAATGAACATTTGGGAAACAATCAATATATTTTGGGTTACATTGGCGTGTAACCTATTCATAAAAACTGTATTTGTTGCAGTTATGTTAGATACGGTTTTAGGGTTACTAAGGGCAATCAAAGAGAAAAAGTTTAATAGCTGTTTCGGCATTGACGGTGCAATACGAAAATTTGCAATGATTATATCGGTTGTGGGTTTGGCTATTTTGGACAAGCTGATAGGCTTTAATATGCTACCGTTTGTGCCGGAAGAAGTGCTTAAATATATAGGTATTACACAAGTGGGCATATGTGAGTTTTTCTGCTTGCTGTACATAATGTATGAAAGCATTTCGATACTGAAAAATATGTGCTTGTGCGGTTTACCGATACCAAGTAAACTACGAAACGGCATTGAAAAGTGGCTTGATACAATGACATCGGAATTGGACGGAAAGAAAGGGGAATAACTATGACACTACAAGATACTGTTGCACTGATGAACAGTGCAGATTACAAGGAACGTTTCAAGGCAGAATATTATCAATTAGCCAATAGATTCAAAGGGTTAAAGAAAATGTTGGAGGAATGGGACAGGGGAAAACTAAAATTTTCCCCGACGTGCCCACGCAGTACATATAACATACAACTAAACGCAATGGCTGACTATTTGGCAATTTTAGAAGCACGTGCGGTAATGGAAGATGTTGAATTGAAAGAGGTGTAATAAAATATGACGGATAAAATTTTTATAAATGCAGTAAAAACATTAATCGCAAATTATTTTAACAATAATGTTGATGTGACAGACGGCAAGAAAATCACCACAGATGATGTGTATATCGTGTGGAGCTGTAAGACATTGCAGAATTTCAAGGCGTTGGCGTCAACAACCGTATCGGACGGAATGTATTACGAAATTACATACAATGGCGATAAAAACGAGATGTATTTTGACGCATACAAGAAGTGGAAGAATATGACCGTAAAGGAGTGGTAATTTATGAGAATAGGAATTAATTGCGGACATACCGTAAGCGGGCAAGTCGGTTGTGGTGCAGTAGGTTACATAGACGAGAGCGTAGAGGCACGAAACGTCGGATATGTACTTGAAGATTTATTAAAAAAAGCGGGACATACAGTGCACGACTGCACAAATGATTATGCGCCGACAGTAAGCTCAAATCTAAGACAGATTGTCGATAAAGCAAATTCACAACCGCTTGACTTGTTTGTATCAATACACTTTAACAGTGGCGGTGGGCAAGGTACAGAGGTGTGGACTTACGGCGGCAAAAAGTTTGATGAGGCAACAAACACTTGCAAGGCGATAAGTGAATTAGGTTTTAAAAACAGAGGTATTAAAGATGGCTCTAAGCTGTATGTGGTACATCACAGTGACGCGAAAGCTATGCTTGTTGAAGTGTGTTTTGTAGATACAGAGGACGCAAATAAATACAAGAAAATCGGTGCGACAGAGTTTGCAAAGGCGATTTTTAAAGGAATTACAGGACAAGAAACAGTGAAAAATGAGGAGGATTTAACGATGACACAGTACGAGGAACTAACGAGGAAAATTAATGAGTTGGACAAGAAAAAGGCTGATAAATCAGAAATGATTTACGATTGCATTGACAGTAATATGCCTGAATGGGCACATAAGCCTGTTCAGTGGTGTTTGGATAACGGTATTGTATCAGGCGCAGACGACGCGCACCTTAACCTAAATAATACAAAATTGTGGGTATGTGTTGTTGTATATCGTGCAGTTAAATTTGTTGCAGGACTTATGAAAATCAAGATTTGATAAGGAGTAAATGACTATGGGTTTGACAGATACAATAAGAAATAAGGTAAACAGCCTTTTTAATTTCGATTCACAACAACAGAGTAATCAATTAAAAAACAAAATTGATACATTGTACGGAAAGCAAAACACGACAACGGCACCGAACATAAATTCCTTTAATCCGTTCATCAGTAAAAGAGACGGACAGGTTATAAATAAAATGGCTGATTATAAGCCGATTGTGAACAGCAGTGCGACAAGCGATAAGGTTAGAGAATGGATAACACAAGCAACAGGTATTCAACCAACAAACACAATGTCAAATTCATCAAGTTCTACTCAAAATGAAAATAGTACCGCTCTTAGCAGTGGTACTATTAATTCAAACGGTGATGATAATGTTGGTTTTAACGGAAATCTTGACAGCTCGTCGCTTGGAAGTCTTGACGTAGCAACGCAACTTCCGAAACTGTCAACAGCACAAATAGCCGAAATCATTAAAAAGCACTTTAATCGCAGTTCAGTCATATCAACAAGTGACGCAGAGGGTATATACAATGCTCAAAAAACAACAGGTATGAGCGCTTTGGCAATACTCGGTATCGGTGCTTTGGAAAGCGGTTGGGGTACTTCAAACATAGCCAAGAAAACCAATAATATTTGGGGTTACGGTGCTACAAATGTTAATCCTGAGGGTAATGCTCATAGATACGGTCAGATGTCACAAGGCGCTACTCAATTTGCAACCGAATTTATGAAAACATACTACAATGGGTATGGTGCAAAGTCGATTAATTCAGCAGGTACAGGTAACAATCCGAAAGGAATGGGGTACGCATACACAGACGGCGGAGCAATAGATAGCAGTTGGGCGACACAGGTAAGTTCTATTATGGGACAGCTATACAACACAGCTAAGGGTGTAAGCGGTTCAAATACAAGTAATTCATCAGGTAATTCATCAAGAAGTTATCTAAACAGATTGAGTTATGCGAACAATTCAAACACTTCGTCAGGCGGTTCTTCCAAAGGACGGCAGATTGTTGCGGCGGCAAAGCAGTATTTGGGAACACCGTATGTATACGGCGGTACTTCGTCAAGCGGTGTTGATTGTAGCGGTCTTGTACAACTCGCGGCGAAAGCAAGCGGTATTGATATACCACGAACAACATACGACCAAATAAATGTAGGGCAAGCCGTAAGCAAGAATAACTTGCAAGAGGGCGACCTTGTATTTTTCAGAGGTTCGGGAGGTAGTTCGTCAAGTCCTGGACACGTCGGAATTTACATAGGTAACGGACAGTACATACAAGCACCAAAGACAGGTGACGTCGTTAAAATCAGTAATTTATCAGGACGTAGCGACTATGTCGGTGCAAGAAGAATAGCATAAGGAGGTAAAACGAATGGCATATAATACGCAAGACGCCGTAAATACAATATTACGGCTAAAAGGTAATTGGCTTAATGCAAATGCAGAGGGCGATACAAAGAAAACGGCACAAATAGCAAACGAAGCACAAAACTATTACGGACAAATGCGTGAAAATGGCGACACAAAGCTTGCTGACACGCTTTATAACAGCGGATATGACGCGTCAAAGAAGTATGTTAATGACTACTTTGCACAGAGCGGTAAAAGTGCGATTAGACCATATTTTTACGGTTTAGGCTCAAAGTACGGTTTAAGTCAAAGCGATATAGATAATGCACTTCAATATAACGATACGACAGGTGAGGTTAGCTTAGGCGGTAAAAACATAGGCAAGCCGTCGGCAGTAGGTTCAAATGGGGTATCTTATTGGGATAACAGTACGCTTGATAATGCTTTTAAAAACTATGTTCAAGACACAGGCAAAAGTCAAACCACATCAAGCCTTGTAGGTCAACAGCAAAGTAATCTATTTGACCATTATAACGACTTGATGAAAACAAATACACAAGATTATAACGACTATATGAACTTGGTTAAAGCTAATCCTTTTTCTACCGATGAGGCAAAAGCAATACTTGGTAAATATAATCTATCAGCTATACAGGGAAGAAATAATCAGCTTGCTTTAGGTACAGCCTCAAACGGCGGTAATGTTGACAGTTACAGCGCCGCAAACGCAATGCGACAGCAAGCGGCGCTATACTCACAGGCACAACAGAATGTATTAGACGCGTATAATGCAAAGGTGCAAAACGCTTATAATTCAACGCAAAAAATTGAACAGGCACGAAAAATCCTATCCGATATGGGTGTTCAAATTGACAATGCGTTCAACAGAGACGAAACTGCAAAGAATAACGAAGTGCAAAGAAACGAAACTGTACTTAACGGTAAAGTATCTCGTGACGCAACAACGGCGCAAGTTACAGGTCAAATTCCTAAGAGTATGCAATATTCTTCAAATCCATTCTTTGATGATAACGGCAACCCGATAGAAGATATTGACTATAAGAAAGTAATTGAACAAGCCGTTGAAAGAGGCGATACGCAGACAGCACAAGCGGCAAGAGTAGCAAGAGGGGTTAAGATTTGGAATAACTACAGTAAATACGGTCAATATGACGATGGCGATTATGGAGTTCCTAATACTCAAACACAAGCGGCGAAAGAATTTGACGCACAACTCAAGAATAGTATCGACCTTGCTAAAATGGGTTACGAACACGAAGAAAGAATGCCAGGTATTGAGGCTGACAATACAATTCGTGTTAATACGAATCAAGCCGATAATACAATTCGTGTTAATGACGCAAGTGCTAATAATGAAATGGCTGTTGCAAACAACCAATCACGTAATAACATAGCGGAGGCAAATAATAATTCTCGTAACAATATAGCAGAAGCAAATAACACCTCAAAAAATAATATTGCAGAAAATACAGCTAAATCAAACGACGCAATTAATGAATATAAACAAACAGTCGGAAGTACAGGAGGTAGTAGTCAGGTAGAAGGGATAACGAAAGAATTTTTTGATAATTGGATAGCGAAGAATAATAATGCAGCACAAATGATGGGAAAGAAAGATATGTTTATAATGAAAACAGATGGAACATATAAAATTAATCCGGATATCCCAGATACTTATAAGAAGTTATTAACAATGAATACATCTAATACAGAAGGTCTTACAGATGAACAACGTGTAGATTTACTTCGTTCGGTAGGATTAACTACTGATGATATTTTTAACGCAGGTTCTTTAATAAAATGATTACTTAACAAAAGAGGAGCTTAAAATATGAGTAATATTGAAGAAAAATTAAAATCATTACAAAATGTTTTGATAGAAAGAGGCTATAATGCCACTACACAAAACGAGAAAGCAGATTTACGAAGTAAATTAAAATCATTGCAAGATGTTTTGATTAAAAGAGGATACACTCCAAAGAGTGTGTCCTCACAAGAAGATAGCCTTTTCGGGAAAACAAGCAAGTCTACTTTTGAAACAATGCCGAAATATCAAGAGAATAAGCAAAAATATCAAAAAGAAAAAGAAGACAAACTTAATGCTATGTACGATAAATATGGCATTAATCCTGAAAAATTTTCCTATGGAGATTTTGAAAAATGGGCGAAGAACCATAATTTTGAATATCAGTTAGTTGGTGATACACCGCAAAACACAAGAAGAGTATTGGCACCTAAAAAGGACGAAAAAGGTGCGTCGCTTGCGAGTAATGAAGAAATATCAGACAAAAATACGCTTGAACAGCTTGCTGAAAACAACGACCGAAGAAAAACATCAAATAGCGATAAAGGGAGTATGGGAGCATTTGCTTTGAAAGCTATGGATGGAATGACATTAGGTGCATATTCTAAATTATCAGATAAGCAAACCAAAAAAAAATACGAAGAGGCAGGACTTAACCCAAATGAGTTTATAAGCGATACACAAGCATACAAAAAAACTTTTGATGACCATAAGATTGCAAGCAATTTAGGAGATTTAGCAGGCTCTACTGTTTCACTGATAGGATTGGGAGAAGTTGTTGGAGGTGCTTTAAAAGGTGTAAAGTGGTTGGCAAAAGCACCTACTTGGGTTCAAAGTGCAGTTAAAGAGGGTATTACGTTTGGTTTAAAGCAAGGAACAGAAACAGCTATTGATGGAGGGGGCGCAAAAGATATAGCAAAAGAGACCGCAATAGGAGTTGCGGGAGGAGCAGCAGGAGGTGCAACAAGTTCTGTTGTAGGAAAAGTGGGTGAAGATGTTCTATTTAAAACAAGGTTACAAAATAAAATTATACCTGAAATAATTAAAAACGGAACAGCGTCAGCCTCTTTTGCAGGAGCTGACAGCACAGCTACATATTTCTTACATCCAAAAGAAGAAAGACCAACAGCCGGAGATATTGCTAAAAATATGGGGGTGACTTTTGCTTTTGCGGCAATTACAACAGGTATAAATGCAGGTAGAATTAAACAATCAAGTAAAGAGGCTTTGGACGTCGTAAACGATAAGATGATGAAAGATTACGAAAGTATGATGAATTCAGCAAGTACAAACGACGTAGAAAGTGTTAAACAATTTGCTAAAAATGTTATGGATTATTCCGATTCAATGATTAAGTATCTTGACGGCGAAGGCTTTAAACTAAAAAATGACGCTCCGTCAGATACCGTTACAGAATACTTAACCGGCAAAGGAAATGCACCTGTTAAAGATACTGTATTAGAAAAAGCTCGTTTTGTCGGTGAAGATGCGCGTGTAAGAAGTATGCAAGAGGACTTAAGGACTATCAAAAGCAGAGCAAAAGAATTTTACGACAGAGTTGATTCAATCCCTTATGATGTAGAAAAAATATCAAAAACATCAAATGTAGGAAATGTAGACAATGTCACAAAAGAGCCTATAAATATTAATCATACAAAATCAACATCACAAACTGAAAATTTGATACAAAATGTACCGAAAACATCAGAAACAGAGCCAATACAAACCGTTCAAGAGCAAACACCTGTAAATATCAAGACAAGTAATGTAGAATTACGAAAAACAGATGAACTATCGGAAGAAGTTCAAGATAACACAAGTAAAGCTGATGTTATCACAGAAAACAATCAAAAACAGTTTAATGAAAATCAAAGACAACAGAATAATGTTGATAACCAAGCAGATTTAAGCGACGTATCAAATTCTAAAATTAACGTTGATAATGCAACTATTAATAATACAACAGACAAGATTAATGGTGCAGACACATTAAATATGGTTGACACAGTATCTAACGACACAAAAGAAAACGGCGTACAATCATCTGTAAATCAAGTTACAGAAGAAGTATATAATGCAATGAATAAAGTCGGCTTAAATGTATCTGAAAGTGCAACAGGTATACAAGAGGCAAATACAAAGTTTATGTCGAACAATGATAATCTTTTTGACAGAAACTATGTAAGCAACTATGCGAATGACTTTGTACAAGCTATGTCAGAGAAAAGCGGACATAGTTACACAGTTTTATCGCAAGAAACAGATAACCTTGCCGACGAACTTGTAAATAAAACTCTTACCGGAAACAGCGTACTTGACGGAAACAGAGAATTTCAAACCGTAGTCAGAAATTTTAAAGATGTTTTAAGAGAGGGAATAAAGAAAAACACCAATCTACACAATAATGTATATGGTGCAAACGAAGTTTTAAATGCACAAGTGCAAGATATAGAAAATGGCGATTATTCATCATTGAATATAACTGAAAATCCAAATAACAACATAACATTTGCTCCGATAACCGAAAATGAGCAAAATATAGGATATGTCATTGAAAGGGATAATGGTTATTCTAACGAACTAAGCGAAAGTGACTTTACGGTAAAACAAAAAAACGGAGAGTACGGAACAAGAAACGGAATTACATACGGTCATTTTGGTACACATCAAAATTCAAACGGTAATAATATTGTTTCGTATTTACCGACAGGCAATGCGGTAGCAATTCTTCCTAATCAAAATAGTGCTATCGAATTTATGAAACAAGCAGAAAACGAAACAAGCGGATATTCAATTTATTTGTATGACGATAACGGAGTAACGAAAACAGGTGGCGATATGTCACAGTTTATAAATGCGTTAAATATTACAAAGAATTCCGTTCAAGTCGAGCAAAATGCGGGCAATATTGGAATGCAGAACAATACAGGTGTATTAAATAATGCTGAAAGCGAAAACATCAGTAGTCAAGCGCCTAATATAGATGAAAATATAAATACTGTTCGGACTGATGATACAGTAAAAAGTATCGAAATTTCAGCCGAAGATAAGATACCGGGTTTATTACAGGACGAATACTCTGACCTTTTGTCTTTGGAGGACAGAACAGCATTAGATACTCTCGGTAGTGCTATTGGTGTGCCTATAAAGATTGTACCAACAATAAGTAATGACGCAAACGGTTGTTATTACAAGGGCGTGATTTATATTTCGTTGTCTGCCGATGACAAGGTTATGACTGTTTTTTCACACGAATTAACTCATTATCTTGAAGATACGCTCGATTATACAGAATACAAGAAATGTGTACTTGACTTTATTCAAAAAAACACCGATAAAAGTATTGATGAACTTGCAAAAGAAAAGGTTGATACTTACGCTAAATCGTCAATAAATTTAACATACGAAGAGGCTACAAGAGAAATTGTAGCCGACTATACTCAGAATATTCTTAAAGACGCTGACGCAGTTATGGAGTTCGTTGATAGTATAGAAAATAGAGAGCAAAGACGTGGGGTTATACGCAGATTGCTTGACGCTATCAAGGAACTTATAAATAAGATAAAGGCAAAATTCAGCAGTAAACATTCTCAAATGCAAGACTTACAAAAAACATCGGATTTATTAGAAAAAATGCTTGCAGAGGCGTCAGAAAATACAGAAAATATAAATAATAAGCAAACAAAATATTCTTATGCAGGTGTAAGGGCAGAAACAGACGAAGATACGATTGACAGTTTTGGTATAGAAAAACTTAACGACTATATTAATGTACAGCGTAGCGTAAATAATACACTACTTAATGAAGGTTTCTTTAGCGATGAAGGAGGGCGAAGCCGCACAATTACAAACGAAGATAGTGGTATGATTATACAAATTACGCCAAAAGGAATAAAAGAAACATTTGGTGAGAAAAATTTTTATAACCTTGGGCGAAAACTTAAAATTGCAAAACTATCAGTGGTAAGGGATTTGCCAAGTATAATCCAAAGTGGAAAGTTATTAGCAGATAACGTAGAAAATAAACATAATCCGAACAGTTCTGTGAAATATGCCTATATTGAATCAAATGCCACCATTGATGGTTATCCGGTGACGATAAGTATAGACATAAGAAAGTCACCAAAGAAAAATACTTTTTGGGTACATAAAGTAGATTTTGTCAAAAAAAATAACGGAGTTCCCAGTCAAGATAATTCACTTGGCATGGGGTCCAATTACTCCGTCAATAACAGTATACCCGAAAATAATTCATCTGTCAAGTATTCTTTTGCAGGGAGCAACGCAAAGACTGCGAATGTGGGGGCGTTACAGAAAGCAGAAGAATTAGAACAAAGTGGAGTGAGTGCCGAAGAAATCAGAAAAGTAACAGGTTGGAGTAGAGGATTAGATAACAAGTGGAAGTTTGAAATTGACGATAGCAAAGCTAAGTATAAAGAAGAAAAAATACGTTTAGGCAAAGCCGTAAACTTAAATGAAGTTCTTGAACACGAGGACTTATTCAAAGCATATCCCGATTTAAAAAAAGTAAAGGTCAAGGAAATATCGAACTTAGACGCAAGAGGGATTTATTCACCTAATTTCGATTGTATATTCATAAATGAAAATTTGCCAACACAAGAAAAATTAAAATCACTCATTCACGAAGTACAACACGCAATACAAGTACGAGAGGGATTTGCAGTCGGTGAAAGCCCTGATAGCAAAAACAGAAACCAAAGCGCAGGTGAAATCGAGGCTGACGACGTTAAGGCAAGACAAAGTATGAGCAAAGAAGAAAGGCTTAATACATTCCCTGAAAGTATGAAACCTAATCAAAATGCGGACGTTGTATTTTGGGAGAGTGGGAAAGGTGTTGATAATTCAAACAATAATGCTGATATTAAATATTCTATGAAGAAAAGCAATGATGAAAAAATCGAAAATCGTCTTAGTGGCGACGATTTGCTAAATGCTTATGACACAATAGAAGAAATTCGGAACGTCGGTGGCAGGGTAGATGAAAACGGTTATGCGTATGTGTATCATAATACTTCCAAAGACAATGCCGAAAATATTCGTAAAACAGGAGTAATGTCAGCAAAAGAGGACGGTATATTTGTATCGACAAAGCTAGACGGACAGTCGGCAGGATACGGAAACGAAACAGTGTCGTTGAAAATTCCCGTCGAAAAATTAGTGCTTGATGATATGTTCGATGATGAATTACATTTCAGAATACCTCTAAAAAATAAAAACGACACATTAAATGTATCAAATTATTTGATTGATAAAAGTAATGCTGATAATGCACAAATTAAATCCATAGCAAAGAATACACTCAATAAAGACAACGTCGAATATGCGTATCGTTATTCAGATATGAATAACGAACAAAAAGAAGCATATAATAGAGCAAAAAAAGGAGACGTTAAGTCCGCATATAATTTGATAGAACAATTTGTATATCAATCAGGTATAATGAAAAATCTATCGAATAATGTGTACTTGTTGCCAGTTATAGGCGCAGAAGGCACAAGCGATAACATTTTACCCGAGTGTATAGCGTATTTTATATCAAAGAAAAATGGGAATCAAGTTTTTTATGAAATTGTTAAGCAAAAAGAGAGCAATTCAAGAAAGTTATCAATTTGGGAAAGAATGAAGGAAAACTATCCTGAGTTTGACATATCAAGTGACATAAGATATAATGATATTAAAGGTAAATCATTTTTGCTTATAGATGATAACTCTACAACAGGAAGAACATTTAAAGGTCTTGAAGGATTTATAGAGGATAACGGTGGTAAAGTTGTTGGATATTATGCAATGACAACAGGGCAGGATATGTCCGAAAAAATGATTACTACAGACGAAACTTGGGAAAAACTTAAACAATTAGGAATTGAAAAGATTAGAAATTTTGCAGAAAGCGAGGGGATAAGACGTGAGATATCAAGAAACGGACTTACAGAAAGAGAAACACGAGAACTCATCAGGCAGTACAGAAAGAAAGTTGACAAAAGAAGAACTGACAGCTTTAAGCCGAAGAGCGAAGGAACACGTACAGAAATTCGGAGAGTATATGAGAATGGTAGAAGAAACTCGGAAAATGGCAGAACACGAGGAAAATTCTCATTAAAGAGTTCAAATAGCAGTAACCTTGATACAGTTGAAAATAATACTGATAATGTGCAGATTAAATCCGAAAATTTTAAAAATTGGTTTGGAGATTGGGAAAATAACCCGAGTAAAGCAAGTAAAGTTGTAAATGAGGACGGAACGCCCAAAATTGTGTATCATGGCACAACTTCGAATTTTACAACGTTTGATACTCAAAGATTTAATACGAGAGAAAATTCGGGAGATTATGTTGGTGAAGGATTCTTCTTTACGGATAAAGAATCAACTGCAAAAAAGTATGGCTCAAGCGTTATGCCAGTTTATCTTAACCTGAGAAATCCACTGATAATCAATACTGAAAATGACGGCAAAAAATTCCGCAGTACATTTTTGAATATGTATCAGAAAGGGGATAAGGAACTGCGTGACCTTATAGGCGGTGACTATGATTATTTTTCAATTATGAAAGAAAATCCCTCTGCAATCCGTCAGGAGTTGCAAAGACGGGGTTATGACGGACTGATTGATAATTTATATGGACAGTATGCGGTGTTTAACTCCGAACAAATCAAATCCGCAACAGACAACATAGGTACTTTTGATAAGAATAATGCAGACATACGTTATTCATCACAAAAAAGTAAGCCTACAACAGTACATTCTGTTTCAAAAAAACTTATAAGTGATTATGGTGTTGAAAGTAAGGTAAAGCCGTCGGATATATCAGAGGCAATAGCAGATATTACTTCTAAAATCAATGATACATATTACGGCGAGGGTGACATAAACAGGAAATACGCAAAATTAGAAAAAGCCGCTTATGGTGTGGCTAAAAAAATAGTTGACCAAATGAAGAAAAAGGACAACTATGCGGAGGAAATATACAATAATCTGCGTAAAGAAATTAAGTCAACCAAGATAAGAATATCAGAGGTTGATAAAGGCGACTTTACGGAGTGGAACGACTTCCGTAAACAAAATTTCGGTTATTTGACAATATCGAATAAAGAGGGTATTCCGGTAGATAGTTATTACAAGGAATTGGCGCAAGAATATCCTGGTATATTCGATGAGAGTACACATATGGCGGTAGGCGACCAACTACGAAATATTGTTGATACATTGCGCGACTTAAAACCGAAAGAATATGACCTCAGTACAGAAGAACGCAATGAGATGCTGGAGGAAGTGGCGAATGAAGTCATTTTACGTTCTATAAATCTTGCAGATGATATGGGGTATATCGACAAAAACGGTAATGCAGACAAGATATACACCGAGAGTGATATGCGTGGTGCTTTAGACAAGCAAAAAGAACGCTTGAATAACAAGCACGAAAAACAATTAGACAGGCAAAAGGAACGTTTGGAGAATAAATATGAGAAAAGGCTTGAAACACAAAAGACAAAATATATCGAACAACGTGAGAAAATTCGTAAACAATTAATTGACAAAGTAAATCAGCAAAAAGAAAAGGCAAAGGCAAGAAAAAAAGAAAGCGAGGATAGAACAAAACTATTAAAATTATCAAGAGAAATTAATAGCATGAAACTATCTCCACAGGACAAGAATAAGTTGCCTGATATACTTAAAGAAATTGACACAGTTTCTAAAGGTATACTCAAAAAAGGATATACTACAAAAGACGGAAAAACTGTTATGGGCGAACTTGACCTAAAGCAATTAAAAGAAGATTACGAATTGTTAAAACAAGACGAAAACTTCTTGCCGGACAAAGATGTTGAACTAAAAATATCGCGTCTTGATAAAATGCAAATAGCGGATATGAATATTAATGATGTGCGCGACCTCATTCAAACCCTGCAAGAAGTCAAACATGAGATAAGAACCAAAGATAAAATGATTAATGACGTTCGCAACAGAGAAATTGCACATATCGCTGTTGAATGTATAAAAGAAATACAACATAGTAAAGGGATAGAAGATGATAGAAAAGGGGCACGGTATAGAGGTTATATCAGTACACACCTTACACCTGAAAGAATGTTCAGACGTTTATCGGGATATGCCAAGAACGGTGTGTTTGAAGGATTGGCAAAAGACTTAAGCGACGGTCAAAGGAAAAGTATGACCTTTAAGCAAAGAGCGAGTGAAAAGTTCGGTAAATTCACGGAAAAAGAAACAGAGAAAATGTCTAAATTTACAGGAAAAAAGGCTGAATTAATTGACATAAGCAAATACGATACACAAGGTAGAAAAGTGTATATAACACCCGATATGAGAGTGTCATTGTATCTACATTCAAAGAATTACTCAAACCTAAAACACATTCAATATGGTGGAATAACCATTCCTAATTGGAACTTATATAAGCAAGGCAAAATAAAAGAAGCTTACGAAAGTGCAGGTATTACAATACGCCTTACACCGTCACAGGTCAATGAAATTACAAAGCAAATGACACCGTTTGAAAAAAGCTTTGCAGATGTTGCATATAATTTCTTTAATGTAGATTGTACAAAAGCCATAAACGAAACATCGCTTGCACTTAAAGGCTACGAAATTGCAACAGTTAAAGATTATTTCCCTATTGTAAGTGATGAAAACTTTGTAAACAAAGATTTTGAAACGCTTGTGAAAAATGGCACTTTAGAGGCGAAAGGAATGTTAAAGGAGCGTAAAAATGCGGCTAATCCGGTACGACTTGAAAGTGTTATACGAGTAATTAATAGGCATATGGAGAACGTAGGCGATTATTATGGTCTTGCTATACCTATTAGGAACTTTAACAAAGTATATAACTCAATGGGTAAAAACTATAATTATAGCGTAAAGCAAAGTTTAAAACAAAAATGGGGTTCTAAAGCTGATGACTATATAAAGCACTTGATTACCGATTTACAAGGCGGACGAAAAACAGACATAACATTATTCGATATACTTAAAGGAAATTATGCACAAGCTGTTTTAACATTAAATGCAGGCGTAGTTTTTCAACAAACAGCCTCATATCCGCTTGCGGCGGCTATTGTGGGTTATAAAGCACTTGCCAAGGCTTTTACAGAAAGGGTAACAAAAGCTGATATTGAAATTATAAATAAGCACACTCCGCTTTTGTGGTATCGTTCGCAAGGGTACACAACAACTGAACTTGGTGATTATGCGAACGGCAATTTTGAGGATTGGACTAAAAAAGGTAAAATGCCATGGCTTATGGGAGCAATTCAGGCAATGGATATATTGACAACTACAAAACTATGGAAAGCGGCTGAATTTTATGTAAGAGATAACTACAAAGAGTTGGAACAAGGTACGGATGAATATTATGACAAAGTGGCAGATGTATATAACCGCATAATCGAAAATACGCAACCTAATTATTCAATAATGCAACGTCCTGATGTATTAAGAAACCCTAACGCATTAATTAAAGCTTTAACAATGTTTAAAACGGTAACATTACAGTGTTTTAACTTAGTGTATGACGCATATGGAGAATATAGGGCACGTTATCGAGAATATCAAGCCAATAAAACAAAAGAAAGTGCTGAGAATCTAAAATCATCTTCTCGCAAACTTGGGACAACGATAAGTGCACTAATAGTATCTATTTTGACTTTAGGGGTTTTTAAAGGTGTCGGAAGATATACGAAAGGAAAATTTCAAGACTATTACGGAGATGCTGACAACGATAATGAAATTACATTTAAAAGTTTGATGTTAGCTTATGGAGCAGATATTTTTAACGGTATAGCAGGCAATGCTATAGGTGGTTCAGAAGTTGCGTCTTTGGTTGAATATATATTATCTATTTTTGACATAGGTAATGCTGTATGGTATGATGTTCAAGCACCTGCATTAGATACAGTTAACGGCGTAGTTGGTGGTATTACAAAACTCTTGTTGACAATAGAGAAAAACGGATTAAGTAATCCTCATGCATATGTTAAAGCGGTAATTAAACTGTTGGAAACATTGGGCAACGCCACAGGCGTTCCGGTGAAAAACGCTAAAGATTTGATATACGGAATAAGTAAAGATATAACCGATGTGACACATACAAAGAATATATTTGATATTCTCGAATGATGGATATTTTTAATTTTTGATAAATTGTTGGCAACTGACAAAAAACAAAGACACCTCTCATTAAGGGGTGTCTTTTTGTTAATAAAATATTTTGGTAATACCTAATTATAGATATAATTATTTGTTTTTATGATGTTCGACTAATAAATTAATATTAACCATAGGGATAAAAATTGAATAAGTAGTTGAAGGTGAAAAGAACGTCTCAAAATGTGGCGTTCTTTTTTCTATAAAACGAAGTCAAAAAATTCAAACAGAAGTAGAAAAATGTCGTTATCTGTTTGACAATAATGTTTTAATATGGTAATATAAAAGGAAAAGGAGGAATTTACCAATGAAAGAATGTAAAAAGTGCAAAATCAAATATGCCGATAATATTATGTTTTGTCAAAATTGTGGTGGTGAACTAACCAAAGTTGAAAAAAGAGGGATTAAAGAATTTCTTGGCAAGCACAAGCTAAAAGGTTATCAAGTAATTATCATTTACGGAATTTTAATTGCTTTGGTTTTTGGGGGCTTTATGTTTGGAACGTCAAGAAAATATGATAGTTCATATGTGAGCCAAGTATTCAAAAACGAAAAATCAGAATTTGACGATTATACCAAACAACAAAAAATATATAATGAAGATAAAAAGAACAAAGAAAATTTAGAGAAAGAAGTTTCGGAAATACAAGGAAAAGTAGATAAAATCAACGAGTTCGAGGCAAAAAGAGATACATACAATTCAGAAATTCAAGATTTGTCTAATAAAGCAAACGATTTGTCCACGCAAAAATCTCAAAAAGAACAAAAATTAAATGACATAAAAAACGAGCTATCTAAATACTAAAAAGCGGAGGACAAGAAAATGAAAATAATAGATAAAATCAAAGAATATTTGGCTAAAGGAATTACAATTAAACCTAAAGTCGCAATAATAACAGCGGTAGTTTCTGCGGTTTCTATGTGTGTGTCATACGCAGGGGGCGGCATTTATAAATTAGATAATCTTGTTATGCAAGAGGCGCAATCACAAATTGAGGAACTCAAGCAATCTGATAACGAAATTACAAGTGAAATTAAAGAACTATCCGATAAAAAAGAGAATTTAAACAATACATTAAATTCTAAAGCTGATGTTCAAAAAGCGATAGATGAATATAATGCAAGCAAAACGGATTATAATAATCAAATTTCGCAATTAAATAATGATATTACTTCATTAGATAGCGATATTCAAAGCAACCAAAAAGAATTAGACGAGAAAAAAGCGGCAGCAGAAAAGGCGGCGGCAGAGAAAGCTGCCGCTGAAAAAGCCGCTCAAGAAAAAGCAGCGGCGGAGGCAAAAGCAAATGCTGTAAGTCAAAATGATAATCAATCATATACAGTATATATAACAAATACAGGTTCTAAATATCATAGCAGCGGTTGCCAATATTTAAAAAAAAGCAAAATAGCAATTTCCAAAGATAAGGCTGTAGCACAAGGTTATACACCGTGTTCAAAATGCCATCCGTAA